TAACAACATAAGTGCCATCACCACTATCTGAAATATCAGGCAAATTATCTAACTTTGTCTTGTCTGAATTATCAACGTATATTGTTTCGTGTCCAACTGGCATTTCAACCGTTCTTCCGTCAACAAATTCTTCCGTTCCGTTTCCGTCAACTAACTGTGGGTTAGTGAAGTCATTGCAAGTATCGCCAAAGTAGTAAAGGTTATTATTGCTATCCAACTTCAAAACACCCCTTAATTCAGGGTTAGAAACAGTTTCGTCAAATGGTGTGGCGAGTTCGTAAAGCAAATATTTTCCCGTTACGGTTGTTATAAAAGTAGGTACATCAGTTATGCCCTGATAACCGCAATAAACATTTCCCATGTAACCGACATATAAACAGTTATTTGGCAAATCATAAGAAGATTTAAAACCTAAACTATTTATACTATCAGAATTAGGTTTGGCAACTGTGTTAATATCGTTGGAATAAAAGTAAGCGTCAGCACTATTATAGTTCCAATTCAGCGAGCCTAAATCAACAATGCCGAAAACCCTATGCACTTTCCTATTTCCTGACAAATCGTATTCGTGCGAAACATAAGGCTCGAAAGCCGTTGCCGTAGAGCCGAATTCTAATTGAGGATTGTTATATGTGGTAAATGTATTCACAGGCGGTCTAAATACGATTGTCATATAACAACAATTACTTGGAGTTGTTATCGTTGTGCCTTGATACCACGATATAAAATAGCCGTTGCTATCGTAAAAACCGTAACCAATTAAATTAACATCTTCCTCTGTATATGAAAAACAATAAGCGGTGTTAGGTTTTACTTTAATATCAAAAGCAATACCATAACCGCCTCCCGTTGCTTCCAACGATACCCTATTGCTTTCAATAGTGTATGATGATATAAGCGTAGGATTAAAATAATTGTCCATAGTCATACCGATAAAAACACGATTTCCATTAAAATTTCGTGGAGTTGTATTTTCCCACGCTCCCGTTGTTATAACTTCACGCTCTTCTAAATTGAGAAGATTTTTACCGACATTTATCTTCTTGCTCGTCTTAACGCTCAAAAGTCCGCCCGCATTGTACGGGCAATAATCAGCCGTGAAAAAGCCGTTGTTTTTAAGCCAAGTTATGCCCGCCCCCGCCGTTCCGCTTTCAAGGGTGTATGCGTAGTCCGCTATGGTCGTGCTGCCGAAGTATGCAGTTAGGTCGATATATTGAGGATAATATGTTATCGCACTACCTATTGCCGTACCGCTTACAACTTCCAAATAAGGCAATAAGTTTTGATTAGTATATGTTCCCGCTTTTAATATTGTGCCGTTGCCGTAGTCCGTTCCAACTTTGGTATTAGCATTGTTAGCAAACAAAAATGTTCTATATGTACTATCAGAGCCACCGCCCGCACTAAAACGGCAATAATAAACATGGTCTTTCACAAAGTTAAAATAAGTATAAGTGAAAGGTTCTTCAATATTTGCACTTGCCGTTCCGTTGATACTAAAAGAGCCGTCATTATTGTTTGTTATCGTTATGCCGTTGCTCGTATAAGTGTTTCGGAAGTCAGCATAATTCGCCAACTGATTAACACCGCAAGTTCCGCCTACAAGCGTTTCGTAGCCGTAGCCGTTGGAAAAAGAGCGTCTAAACAGATAGGGGGTGGTATCTAAAAGACGAGGACTTTCTGTTAAAGCCCCTGCTTTTAATGGGTGTCCTTCAATTTTTGAAATATAATCCATAATAAGTACCCCCTATTATGTTGCAGGGTTTACAGTATGGGATTCTTCAGTACCAGTAAATGTCTGTGCCGCCGCTGTTGCTGTTCCAAGACCTGTAATAGCACTTGCAGTAGTAGGAGTATCAAGACCTGTTGCAACTTCTGCTCCTGCTCCATTAGCATCTAATGATCCTGTTGCTACTGTCTTTGCTGTTCCAAGAGTAGGGACACTTCCTGCGCTCCAAGAGAACGTAAGATTTTCATTCTCTACTGTTGCAGACCAAGAAGGCACCGTACCTACAGATGTGACATTAGGTACAGTATCAGTTACAAGCTTAGACTTAGTTGCAGCCTGAGATTTAACAAAAGTATCTGTTGAACCACCTGCAAAAGTAACTGCGCTTGAAGCGTTAGATCCCTTAGGCTTAATTGTTACCGTACCTGTATCAACAAATGCAAATGCTTTAAGAATACCAATACTAGCACCAAACTGTTGCCAAGCAGATCCATTAAAGATGAACTCAGTGCTTCCATACTGAACAATATCACCGCTTTTTGCAGTTACGCTTTGACTATTAATAGTAATAGGGTTAGTAGTAGCACCGTCCGTAAGTTCTGTTGTTGTAATACCAAGCCAATGAGTAGCATTAGACAATGCAGTAATAGCACTTTCAGCATCGGACAGTCTCTTTTCGGCACCGCTTGTGGAGCCATCACCAATCCACTGTCTTACTTCATCGTCCTTAATATAATATGTATTGCCAGAAGGCAAAGTAATTGTCTTAGTTGTAGGTACTTGAGACCAAGTTATTGCTGACATATATCATTCTCCTTTACTCTGTAGTAAATATAATATTTTCTTCATCATTCGGATCTACGAAACACCTGACTTTACTATTCCAGAATGTTCTTTCTGCACTAGTTACATGTCTTATAGTATCCGCAATATGGTCGTCAAGTGGTTTATCTGTAAACGGCATGTCGATAAGATATGACGTACCATCACCAATCTTAATTCCAGGAATATCAACGCCTTCCGATTGCTTATAATCAGAATATACGTAAATACAACCCTGTTTTGCAATCAAAGAAGGTCTGGAATTCCAATATACAGTTGTATTATAGAATATCTTATCGGTTCCACCACTATATATTGTACCAATATCTGCTTCTATAACACTTCCTCTTGAAACAGAAATATCAGCATCAATGGTAGCGACAATGTTAGGAGTAGTCATTGAATCTTACCCTCCTTATATGTCTCATAAATATCAGCAGCAATCCCTTTAATACCAAGAGCAAGGCCATTATTTAATAATATTCTAAATTGAAAGAAAGTATCCATTTCTGCTTTAAGAGCAAGGGTATCTTCCTGTGTTAGAGGCGCAAGAATTTGATTATTTTCAGCGTCCAAAGTAACATCGGTTACTTCTTTATCAATCTTGACTACTTTTTTCTGAGTAATATACACCCAGACCTGTGTGACAGTAGTGAAGTCAAGTTCTTGCTTTAATTTTATTGTAATTGTAGGAGTCGTACCCCTTATAATTTCAAGTTTTTCGTCCATCATTGACCTCCACTACACCATTTGCATTTACACTTGCTATCGATAATAAAATAATTATTGTAATGTTTATACTTAATATATCTATGCCCTTTACGAATTTTGTAAGAAATAGAATTAAAATACAAAACATTATGTGGAATTTTCCCTAATTTTATGTCTCGATAAGCAAGTAGTATAGCAAGTTGAGCTTTTTTGTCTTTTGCCGAACCAGCTCTAGTGTGTTTCACATCGTAGAACTGACCTGGCTCGTTAATTACCTTAATTACTGAATTTCGAAATTGCTTACAATGAACTCTGTTAAAAATAACGGCAGCAACTAGCACTTTGTCTTGCATTTTTGGCCCTGCTTCATGATTAACGACCTTAGTCATTTCCTTAAATGCTTTGGTTGAGAGGTGTACTAATTTAGCTTTCTTTTTAACAGAGAGTGCATTAAGTTCAGCATCGGACATAGTATACAATGACTTAACTTCTGGCTTTTGCTGCTGAACTACTATGTAAAACCTTTGTATCTGTGGTTTAACAGGCACTTCAGGTTTTGTCATAGTCATTGAAAACATTGTAAGCAATAAAAATGCTATATTATTCATTATGCTTTATTAATTAAATACTCTCTAAGTGAATTCTCCGCTTCTTTAAGCTTATCTGTATCATTACCGTTTATGGCGTGTGACATTAAAGCCAGAAGCGCCTTCTGTGTTACGCGATTTCCTTCTTCTATTGCTAGAAGTCTCTTGTTGTCGTTGTTGAAATACTCCTCGTGCTTCTTTAGACGATCTTCAAGATGTTTCATTTTATCCTCGATATCACGTATCTTGTTGTTCTGAACATTCTCAGGTTCCTTAAGCTTTTTAACAGCACCGATAACTATCGAGACCGCAGCCGCAATAGTTATCAGTGCCGAGCAACAACCCATCAAAATAGTCCAGAACTCCTGAATAGACAATTGTCCGTCACCATTTAACATGGTATTTTCCTCCTATTTTGAATTGTTGTATTAAACTTTAACAAGCTGATTTGTTCCGACGGCAAGATATGGACCATCTTTCAAAGAAACAGTATCTCCAATAGCAACAGTTGTACTATCATAGATTGAAGTAATCTCAAACTGCTTCTGACCATCATTCAAATAAACAGAACTCTTAATATAGTCTATTGTTCCCGGAGGACAAGTATATGAGAATCTTGAAGTAAAGGTTCCATTAACATTTTCACCAATTGGCGAAAATGTTCTTGCTGAAATATTAAATAACGTATTTTTTTCAAATGCTACATCACTTAACGCATATATAGATGAATATTTTTTGGAAGAGCCCTTAGCATATATGCTATTGAAAGTAAATTTGCAATTATAATTAGCATTACTTACAGTCGTTCCACCAATTGATAATAATACAAATTTATCATTTACTATATCAGATATAGTAAATATTCTTGTATTAGCATCAGTATAATTCCAACCTCCGCCAGCGTTTTGATGGTTCATATTTATTTGCTGAATTGTGTTCCCATTTAATACGAGATAGCTCCTGGCTATACTGCTTAAAGGAGACTCATATACTCCATAATTAATATAGCCCCTTTTTAAAGTAAAGAAATACTCTCCATCAATTGAAAAATTGAATTCAGGAACATGATCAGTTCCCTCTTCCCATTTACTAGGATCAAATTCGTCATCAGGATCATTAGAACATGTTATTTTAGTATCAAGTTCTGTCAAATAATTTACAAGAGTTGTTATGAAATTTATTTCTGTGTCATACATATTTAATACATAACCAAAAGTAGCAGGCATTATTCATTCACCTCCTCATCAAGAGGAGCCAAACAATGAGCTCCTAAAGCTATATAGTTTCCATCTGGCAATGATGCAGTTGATTTAATAGTAACTGTCGAACATTCTCTTAAGAAATCAGACTGAAATTTCTTAACACCACCATTTACAAAATATGATTGAGCTAAGAAATCAATTGTTCTAGAAATAGCAATATACGGAAACATATTTGTATAAGTATACTGTACTCTGGCTGTATCGCTTATGTCTTCAAATATTAAAGTTGAAATATCAGCAATTTCATCTTCCGTATCTAATTCCTTATAACCAATTAATACTTTCGAACTAGAAATATTTAACAGCATTAACTCTAAACCAGTTTTATCAGCATTCAAATCGTTTATAGCTATATAGATGCAATTATCATCGATATAAGTATTAACAGCTAAATTTGTTTCACTTGAATTATTTCTAGCAGTATCTGGTATAAGATCATTATTACCATTTTTTAAACAACAAGCTGTATAGGACAAGCCATTATATCCAAAGAAACCTGAAATATCAGTACCAGTTAATTCAAAATTAACACCTGTATAAGTTGTACCACTAATTTCCAAAGTTCCTTCTTCAGCTGAAATTATAGTTGATTCTTCAGAATTTAAATTGTTTAAATAAGCAATTAAACTAGCTATTCTTTCTGACTCGGAAGTAGAAAATATAGCTCTATCAAAAACTCCCATATTCTACCTCCTTATGTGCCCAATATTAAAAATGCATCTGTATGACTTGGAATTGTAGTATTAGTCTGTCTATATAATTTATAAGATATACTAGTATTTTTAAGACCTGTAAGATAAACGGTTACACCTAATCCATTTCCAACATTAATTGTGCCAGGAAAAACACCAAGTATTGAATTAAAATTATAACTAGAAAGAGATATGCTATAAGTTTCCTTGGAAGCGTACCATGACCCAGATGATTCAAATTTTATATCAGTATTTGTTTTACTAGCTATAGCCATCTTAGTAAAAGCCAGACCATTTAATGATGCACAATACAAACTCTGCGTTACAATGTTACTACTAAGTTTATTTACATCACTTCTAACAGTACCAATATCCGTTCTTATTTGCGATAATTCAGTATTTTCAATCGTACTAACATTTGTTTCAAGATTCCCAACTCTAGTGCTAAGACCTACTGAACTTCCAGAACCATTAATAGCCGCCAAAGCTTCTTCTGCCTTTGTCTTAGCTCCATCTGGTCCAGTTACCTTTAAATCTACGTCATTTATTGAACTATCGACACCAATCCAAGATGTCCATCCGTTCGAATAGATTCTTCTATATTCCCAACACTCATAGCCAGTCTGAACCAAATAAGCAGTCTGCAAATAAGTGTTATTTCCGTATTTCACAGTTGTAATAAGAAAAGTATTTCCAGTTTCAGGAAGCGTTCCAGCAGCTTGATCTCTTACTACAAGCATACCTTTAGCTAACAGATCAGAGTCAGAAATCTCATCAATATTGCCTGTAAAAACTACAGGAGCTGGATTTGCAGCATACCGATAAGTTTGCCCTTTAATATAACTTCGGTCTATATAACCTGCTATGTTTTCAGACATTTAAGACCTCCTCAAAAGTGTAATGTGTAAGTTTCTGCATCCACAACATAGTAAATCTCAACATTGTTCGTACCTACAGCAGGTGCAGTTTCAAGTGTTACTGTATAAGTTTCAGGATCAAATTCGTAATTATGAACCATATCTCCATCTACAAAAATATCAGCAACACTACTAATTATTGCAGAAGTTTCTATTGTAAATTCAACAGAACTACCATCGCCATTAAATTTAGCTACTTCTTCATCAACTTTAGGATAGATTCCCTTAACGTAATTATCATCATTAATAGAATCCAATTCGTCAATCATTTGTTCATAAGGATCTTCATTTGGATCAAGCATTCTCTGCATTGAATCAAACCAAGAAACAAACGGTGTTGTAATATTTCCTAAAGCTGGCTCCCATTTTGAATAAAGTTCAGAAACTGAGAGTCGCTCACCAAGCCAAGCAAAGTAAGGTGTTTCTATTCCGACAACATACTCAATATTGTAGTCCTTAATGACAGTAGTATTAGCAGGAACCGTAACATATGCTATCGGAAACTGATCAATGCCACCAGAATGAGTCATTGTAGGTTTACTTGGAGTGGAAGCAGGCGTTCCTTTAACAATCTTAAGACTGTTAAAACGCTGTGTTGGATTATTAGGATCATTATACACTCCGGTCGTATATTGAGTATTAACTTCTATAACAACCGCATCAATTCGATCATATGTTGAATTGGCTGTGTCAATAGCTAATGTCTCATTAGCAGTTGAAATTGTATATGTTCCAATAAACCATGCTCTTCCGGGAGCTACTATGACATTCATTCCATTGCCATCAGTAGAAACCATAAATTGCTTGTTTGCAGGATCGTCCTCTCTATTCGAAAGATAGATCCCATCTAAGATAAGACCATCAAAAAGCTTAGACATCTGTCCACTTTCATAAATCTTATCTTCTTCATATGCTCCATTTGTATATAAAGCACTGTAAAAACCATATGAGACTGCCATAATTAGCCTCCAATCGGAATTTCCTCAGTATAAACTATTAATTCATTAGCATTAGGATTAGGATACATCGAACCAGTTACAAAGCCAAAATTAATAATTACTGGAGGCATTTCTGCTTTACTCGGAGATAGATACAAGCAACCATCACTAGTATAAGGATACTGTCCAGACAAATAACCAGTACTATAAGTATTAGCAACAACTTCTGCAATCTCAATAACCTGATCTGCTGTTACAGTTCCAAGGTTATCCTTAATATCGTTAAACCACTTATCAAATGAATCTGAGTACTGACTCTGATAAGAATCAAACTGACTTTCAAGATTCTTAAGAATTGTAGAAACAGTAATATCTGGATCTGTAACTAGCGATTCGACATACGGTGCTCCACCAGAAACTCCTATCATATCGGTTATTTCAGTTCCTATTATTTGGCTATCAGGATCATCATTAGGATTAACATGAACCGTAGCTATCAAATAATAAGTAACATGGCCTGGAATATTTGTAACTGGTTTGAGAGACGGAGCAGCAGGTGCCTCGTCTCCCTTTTCAACCCAGATACTATTAGCTCTGGCATCTTTATCAATCTTGATATAGATACCATCAAGTCTATGCATTGCTAAATCTCTAGAATCTAATTCTACTGTGCAATCTTCAGAATTCAAAGTCCATGTTTTATCAAACCATGCTCTTCCAGGTTTAACAATTACCTCGAGATGACCAGTTGAAGCATTGTCCGAAGCAACAACCTTAAATGGCGTATCGCCATATTTTTTAAAAATACCGTCAGAGATAATGCCATCAAAAATGGCACCAAAATCCTCAGCACTATAAACTCTATCTCGTCCAGAGATAGACTGACTAGAGTTAAAAAAGCCACTACTTACTGCCATTTTGAATTTTCTCCTTAAATATTAGCTAACAGAATATTTCTATACTGTCCAGCGTCTACGTTTATAGTTTTAATGATTCCAAGGTCAGTGCCGTAAGGAGGAGCCCATGAAGGGAATAGAACTCCAGGTATGACCATCTTGGTATCGGCATCTACATCAATATAGAACAGAGGTTCACCAACTGTTGTAGGATGCTGCTTGAGCATTTGCTCATATGATTGTTCTTCATAATCTTTATATATGTCTGTCGGATCAGTAATCCAAGCAACCATATGCAGATCACGCTTAACTTTCTTGCCCTTCTCAACATCAGAGTCAGTCGTAATATGCTTAACAAATGACATGAGATAGTAAGTTGTATCGTCTTTCTGAGATGTTGCAATCTCGGTTGGTTCTGTAAATCTTGTTGATTCAGGAATCTTAACCAAGAATGTGTTTCCAAGAAGCTCGTCATTAACTTCAAGATACCTTGTAGTAATCGTACTTGCTTCTACTGATTCGAATGTCGGATAGCACTTAATTCCGGTATTGTCATGAGAAATTATGAATTCCTTAACACGAACTGAATCATAGTATCCGTAAGCGTCACGAACTTCAACAATATCACCAATGTTATAGTCATAACGATACTTAAAATTGGTATCATAACCAATCTCAGAATCAAACTTCTTAGTCATTCTGTTTGCAGGAATTGTAAGTTCAGCAAGAGCCATATCTCTTACTGTTGCCTGCATGACACCGTCATCAACAAGCCAATCTACAGTTTCCTGCTTCTTATTATCATAGAAATAATTGTATGTAGAAGGCACTGATGTTGCATCTACAAACATCTCTCTACGATCAAGGCCACCTGCGACATTGTCTTGAACTGTTCCATAAATATCGTAATTCTCAGTAGGAATATCTTCAAGAGCTTCCCAATTCTGAGCATTAAATATTTTGTATTTGTCTTTAATTTTAGTCCAATATGTCGTATTAGATGGAGCTTTACCTTTAACTTTTCCAGACTTGTACTTCTTACGAACATACATGAAACCGTCGCCAGTTGCATTCTTTGGCTTATACCAAACTACTTTATTTTCAGTATATTTGGTTTTGTTACTATATGTAGCATCTTTTTCAGTTTTTCTATATATAGTAATCTTTCCAGTTCTGCTGGCATCGTTAAAAGTTATAAAATTTCCCATATTATACTTTTTAGTTTGCTTCCAATCTTCACATTGTTCAAATAATGAATGTTTTGTTGGCTTAGTCTTCTTTTCTCCAGGCCAAGCAGTATTGGCAAATATCTGTTCAGTAACATCCAGATCATGAGTATAGGTTTTCTGTGGACTACTATTATCTTTATAGGTATAACTTGTAACAGTAGGAATCCATTTAGTCTGATCTCTATCTGCCCAAGGACCAATAGATTCATGGTCCTCAATACAAGTCCAATAAGTAATAGTATTATTTGTAGAATTGGTTACCTTTACAACATCATCTTCTTCATGCTTAGCTGGTTTTTCTTCTGTTCCAACAACATATTCTTGAAAATATGAAGAAGGTGGCCCCCAAGAAACGCGAATATCAACACGATCCCATCTTGCAGGGTCCCATACATCTCCAGAATTTTTATAATGATTATCTTTAGCCTTAAAATAATATGTTTCGGCATCATAACTATTTGAATAAAGCAAAATAGATGAGTAATCTTCATTAGGATCGCTTCCAGGAACTGTTTCAGGTTCCGTGGAAAGATAGAACTTACCGTCTTCTGTAGTTATTGCTCCACCTATTTGTGTTCTAGATACTAATTCGCCCTGAACATATTTATCAGGATAAACCCAAATATTAGTATTTTCTTGTTTATAAGCATTCTCATTAAATTCATCCGGAGCCCAAGTAAGTGCATTTATATAATGTCTAGTTTGCTCTAAATCTTCATATGACCTCTGAGGATAAATATTCTCGTCATCACAAGTACCAAAATCTATCTTAACGGCCCATACTTTATTATCTCTAATTCTTACATTTCCTGTTTCAAGAGCAATTTCCTTATCGTCAAACTCTTTAACAATGTACTTAGTTCCTTGACCTTTAAAATATGCCATGTTCTTGTATGTAGACATGTCTATTGCAGAGTCACTTGCCAAAAGATTATCAAAGTCATTTGAAAAACATACATAAGGATTTGCTGTCTGACTTGCAAGATGACTAACTCCTTTGTAAAGATGAAAATACATCTTCTTTTCATCAGGGTCCATCGTCATTGCAAAACTAAACTCATACATGTCGCAAAGAGCTTTTATGGCATCATATAAGTTTTCTCCATGATAAGAACATGGAGACATTTCTATATCAAAAATAGGATCATCTGTATCTGGAACAACAAACTCTACATTAGGAATCTTTCTCTGAGGTTTATTACCACAGTTTTCAGGTTCAATAACATATAGTCTTAAAAGATACTGAATAGCCATCCAAACAGGAAAGTCCGATCCAGCGTCATCAGCATCAGATAATGGATCAAGTATCTTAGTTAAGTTTACTTGAGTTACTATATCACCTTCGTAATTACCGTCATCATCCTTTTTAGTATCGTTCCAAATAATCCTTCTTTTTAAAATTGATTCGAGAGAATGACCAGATATGATTACAAAATTGCCATCCTCTAAATCTGTTTTGTATTCTACTTTTTCAACTATCATTGTTCTATTAGATTCAGAACATTGAATATAATAATCTTGATGAATATTCGCTAATAGCTCAACAGCATCAGCAGGGATATATAATTCGAAGTCACCAAGATCTTCATATCTATCATTCCAAATAAAAGATTTATAAGAATCAACGATAGCTACTTTCTGCATATTTGTATTGAAAGATATGACTTCCATTTTGAATTATACCCCGTAATAATAAGTTTTGTTCTTTACACTAGCTGTAATTTCTATAGCGCCATCCTTTTTAATAACAAGATAGTTAGATCCAGTGGTTAAATAAACCCATTCTCCAGTCGGTTCAACAGCACTAAGCACGTTGTATTCGACTCCGTCATGTGTATAAATTAAACCCTTTTCTCCTACAATCGTAGAAATGGTCAATTTGTCTCCTGCTGTAATTCCATTGTAATCTTCTATTTGTTCAGCTGCCAAGTTAACAACTTTTTCAAGAGAAAAGATGTTAGCTGTATTAGTTAGAGAATTGTTTATTCTAATAGTTTTGTTTTCAATTGAATCCAAATTTATATCTGATTTAAAAACCATTTCAACAACAATTCCAACATCAGCATCTCCTTCATAGTAAACATCTGTTACTACGTCAGGAACAACATCACCCATTAAGAGCTCAGTTCCATCTTCTGGAACTTTAGAAAATGCGAATGAGAATTCAGGATTTGACGAAATACTGAATCTTTGTTCTTGTGACGATGACTTATAGAAAAATGGCTGCGGACAAATGATAGAAATTGTAGTTCCTTCTTGAGAAGAGAACGGTACAGGTTCATTTGACTCAACATAGCCATCTATATAGAAATCCTTATTAGTCTTTCCATCACTAGTTGTAATTTTAAGTTTAATATGTTTTTTAAGCGGAAAGTAAACATAACATTTGCGTCTTATGTCCTCTATTGAGAGTGTATCATGGTCTACAAATATTAAGTTAAGTACAATATTTCTCGTGCCTTTTCTGGCAGAATTGAACAAACCACCATCCATCGATGAAATATCAGCCACGTTTATGGTAGCCTGTCCAGGACCTAAACCGTCAATGGAGGCGACGGCCAACCCCTCCTTCCAGGGATTGGCCAATTCGCACATCATTGATTTGCCAGTGTGGTTTGTAACTGTAAATGACTGAATCATCTTTAGAAACCTCGTGACATAGAGAGTTGCCTCTGAGTCTGTCTGTAAATGTCGATACGAGACAGAGCCTTCGGCGAGTAGTTGTTTTGTGTGAAATTATAGACGTTTTGCCATCTATCTTTCATGAAAGGATTGAGCTCAGAATCCTTATTGATGTAATCACCAATAGCTGCATTCTGTGCTGCTGAAAGTGAAGACATTACAATACCATTTGCCTTGTTTGCATCAGATGCAAGTTTATCAAGGTCGAATGTGGGAGTAAGGTCTGCTTTATTCTTTTCCAAATTCTTTTTAAGATCTTTAGCTTCATTAACTGCTTTGTTCTTATCGTCTTTAAGATTATTTTTGTTTTTACCTGTGTTGAAATTCCAAGTATTAAGTTTCGGATCACTAGGAAGTCTACTTGTTACATCCTTCCAGAAATTCTTTAAACCATCAGCAATACTTGTTTTTGATTTCTTTCCGTTAATGCCCAACTGTTTGATAGCTGCTTCATAATCGGCTTCAAATTGTTTGGAACTAAGTGTTCCATCTTGTGCCATCTTAGCCGTTGTATTTTTAACAATGGCATCCAATTGAGCTTTAAGATTATTAACTTTAGCATTTTGTTGCTCTAGATCTTTCTTAGATTGAATATATTCTTTATAGTTACTTGAATTAACTTGGCCTGTTTCAGCCTTATGTTGCCAATCAGCAGCATTGGCTTCCATTTTAGCACGTTTGTCAAGTTCTTTCTCAAGAGCAGCTGTTATCTCTTTCTGAGAAGCTTCGTAAGCATCTACTTCAGCTTTCATTATTGCAACAGATTTCTCTAAGCTGCTTGCTTCGAGTTTCTTTTGCTGCTTTTGTCTGGCAAACATAAGAGCAACCATTTTCTTTGATTCCTCTTCTGCTTGCTCTTCAGACATTCCTCTATATTTCAATTCATTCTTAATAATTTCTTGAGCTTGAGATTTAGATTTTCCTACTAATTGCTTCTTTTTATCTTCAGCAACATCAACAAGAAGACTATTAGTTTTAAGTTGCTGTTCCAAAGCCATCATGGAAGCTTCCTCTTCTGTAGAAAGAACTTCACTCCAACTACGAGTTGTAGCCGCTTCCAATGACTGAATTGAAGACCATAATATTTGTTCTTTATCTCTTTGAACACCAAATAAATAATCTACTATCTTTTGTGTTTCTTCCAATCTAGCATCTTCATCATTAAGTCCAAGTTCTTGAGCCTGATGATAAGCAAGATTATCAATATAAATTCTTGCCTGTTGTTCCGATAGTCCAAGTAATGCATCTTTTTGCTTAAGAATTTCTTCAGTCAACGCCTTATGGAATGATACTTCCTTTTCTTCTCCACTACCGTATTCTGTGTATTTTATACCTTCATAAGTATTAAGGCCTTTTCTAGTATCTAGTTCGACACCTACCTTTTTATATGCATCTTCTATTGTTTTAGAACCAGTTATTGTTTCTTTTATAAGCTTTTTATTATTGCTATTCATCACATTAACTAATTCTTTTCCACCATTAGAAAGAGCATTTTTAGCACCAAGGATATAATTCCAATAAATATTATAAGACTTTTTAGAAGGAGAGTGTTCGTCAAGATCAACTTTAGCTCCTGCAATTAATCCGTCATTTGCTTTAGATTGAACATCGACCAATGCATCTTCCATTCCTGCAAGACCATCTACAGCACCTTGTTTATAATTCTCTGTTATTTCTTTAGAACCTTCATATGCTTTTTTGCTAGCTTCTTTAACATTCTTTTCGAGATTCTTATCAAAGAAACTTAAACCAACATCAGCATTTTCGGCATTTTCGTCCCAAACATTTTTCCAACCAGTAACTATACTTCCAAATGAATTTGAAGCAGTATCTTCCAAACCTTTTACAACATTTCCAAGATTATCTGATATTCCTTTAGCCCAATCCCATCCAAATGTTTGATATAAAAGATCGGCCCAACCAGCTATTGGCTGAGTTAAAAGTTTAGTAGCTTGCGCCGCTAACCATGCTACAATTCCGAGTAAACTTCTTGCTAGCGTAAGACCAAACTGTATCATTATACGGCCAAGTTTTTCAAAACCATCTACAAGAACTTGTTCTAATCCCTTCATAGAGAAAAGATCTTCCATCTTATAGCTGTCTTGAACTTCTCCGGTCCATCTCTTCCAAGCGCCTCTAAGCGCTATTACAGCAGTTGTAATAGCTGCTACAGCAAGAGCTATTGCTCCAAGAGATGCGCAGACATTTCCAGCAGTTGAAGAAAATGCACCGCCTGTTTTAGAGAACGATGCAAATATTCCTTGGCCTTCTTTTGCTAATTTGACATTTGTTTTAAGATATCCAGATAAATTCTTAAAAGCAGTAGAAACATTTTCTACAGTGTCTTTTGAATTCTTAAAACCAGTTACTAAAGTATTGTAATTACTTATTGTTTTAAGAATATTAGGAACAACATATTTTCCAAGAACTGTTGCTATTCCTAAACCGCCAATCCATTTAGAAACGTCCGCTTCTTTAAAGAAACCTTCTCCATCTTTATCAAAGAAAGCATTTAAAGCAGCAGTAACTTCGGTTGCTATAAAATCAACAGCTTCTTTAATAATTTTTGCAATATCATCTTTTCTTGACTTAAGAATTCCTACAACTTTTCCTGCAATATCTATAACAAGATTTACAAATTTCTCAGCAACTTGATTATATGTTTCGCCTACCGAAATTACTTGATTAACAAAACCAGTTATGAAAGAAGTAAATACTGTTCCTGCCGATTGGCCAATATTATAAAATAATTTCTTAAGTTCTGGTAATGCATCACTAATTACTTTAGCTATATAAGTTAACTTACTAACAATTTTTCCTGAGGTTTTGTCAGCATCAGAATTAGAAATATCAACTGCGTTTATAGATGTTATAAGAGCAGCAATTCCAGCAGTTAATATTCCAAAAGATGCAACAATAGCAGATATAGCAAACGCAATACCCTCTATTACTTTTACAAATTTAGTAGAAAAATCACTTTTAGCTTTAGCAGTTACAGCAGCCATAAATGCTAATAATGATACAGTTGCAACTGATAGTATACCTATAGTTACAACTATAGATGCCGGAATAGAACCTGCTTTACTAAGTAAATATATAGCGCCTGCTATAGCTAAAACAGATCCAGTTAATATGGCAGCTAATGCGTTCAATTTTCCAAAAGATCTTGCATCCTGTGTTTTTGCTGCTATTCCAAGCATAGCAGCGACCATTCCAGTAAATACAGTTATTAATACACTTATAGCAGCAAGAGCTTGAATCCAAGTACCTTTTTCGCCATATTGTTTAATATATTTTACAAGTAATGCAAATGATGCTGCAATTGCGACTACTGCTACAACAGCTCCTGTTATAGATATAGAAATTTTCTTAAGTTTATTAAAATTGCTAGCATTAGAAGTTATTCCAGCTATAGTAACTGCTACTACGCTAAGAAAAGCTATTAAACTAGATACTATAATAAAACTTGTTTGTAATTTATCTCCTTCAATTTTAGATAATATAGCCATTGCTCCAACTAATACTAATACCGCTAAAGATATTGACATTATTATTTTTGAAACTCCAGCTAATTTAAAAAATGAAGAAAATACACTTATACTAGTACCTATTTTAGGACCAAATTTTGACATTATACCCATTACTACTACTAAAGCGCCAATAGATATAGTCAATGCTTTTATTAATCTAATAATAACATTTACTGGTTCTTCTATCTCTTTTGGATTCTTAAACACAATTTTTAATGCAATTATTGATGCAACAATTATAGCAATAGCTATAGCTATATCTTTAGCAGCCTTGCCAAACATTCTTGCATTTAAACCTTTTGCTATTTTTATTCCAAAAACTCCAATTGGTCCTAAACTATTATTTATTCCAGATACCAAACTATCAAGAGAATTATTAAATTTAGAAATTGCATTAATTATTGGCGGTAATGTTAAAGACACTACAGCCATAAAACTCGTAAATATTACTAAACCATCTTCAAGATTATCATACGGAATAAGTGATAATAAAGCCATAGAACCAGCAAGGATACCAATTGCGATAGCAATATTAAGTATCATCTTTGACTGAGCTTCTTTTTGATAAGCTTTAATTACATCTATTCCAGCAGATAATAAATTATTAATATTATCTATTATACTAATCTTTTTAAACGTTTTAATTAAATGAGATATACTTAAACTAGCAGCGGCTACTCCGCCACCAATCAAACCTATTTTTTTAGCAATTTTATCAAATGTAAATTCTCCATTTGTTCCAATAGATTTGAAAAAATCAGAAACTGGTGTAAAGAAACTTTTAATCTTTTCCCATATAGAAGTTACTTTCTTTCCAGTAGTATCTAATTTTTCACTAAGATTGGAATATTGCTTATCTATTTCATATGTTGCTGTTTTAACTTTTCCAACAACATTTGATTTATTAAAAATACTTCCTAATTTAGAGAAAAATGTGCCTAATACTCCACCAATTTTCTTAGTAACTTGCTCAAAATTTAAAAGTCCTCTTCCATAATCACTTAATGCTTTTAAAACATTAAGAATTACTTTCTTAGGACCTTCAAGCCATGACCAATCTATATTATTCTTTGCGTTTCTAAGTGCACCAAATATTGCATTAAGTACATTCCACAAAGAAGTCACTACCATTTTGAATAATCCAAAGGCAGCGCTCATTGGTTTAATATTAAGTTCTTTAAAATATTCTTTAAGATTCTTAATCGTCTTTTTTAGACCATCAAAGACCCATAAAATAGCACCCAATACAGGATACTTCTTACCAAGTTCGTCAATGTTGTCTAAAAAGTAATCCATAACGTATCCAAAGATTTGCCAATCTTTAGCAGCATCTCTAAATACAGTTATCTTATCCCCAAATTGTCCTAATTTCTTAATTATTCCTACTAGACCTTTATTTGTATTACCAAAAAAGTCATTAAAAAATGGAATTCTCTTAATTATGGATTTAATCGGTTGAGAAATTGCCATCCAAGCGATATCTACTGCAGAAGCAAGACCTCTAAAGAATCTTATAAGATCTTTAATAGCATCTGTTACTTTCTCAATATCGCTTGTATCCCATAACTCTTGTCCATCTTTTTGTATTTTTCCAGTATTTAAAACAAAAGCTCTAGTAAATTTTTCTACTACACTTAAAACTTTTCTGGCTGCAGCAGCAATTCTATCAACTGGGAAAATGTTATAAAAACCAGTTTTGACAGACTTAAGAAATGTCTTAACAATAGCAAGCATATTCTCAATAATCTGTCTAAAGTTATCTTGACCAGATTTCCATTTTCCATCTACGCCTTTATCTTTACCACTAACTATTTGTTTAAATAATTCATTTCTAATATTAGCATTATTATCGATAAAATCACTTATTACATTACTAATTCTAGTATAAAGCTTTTTAGCATCTTCAAGATCACCAAGAAGAATTCGGAATGATTGAGCCCAACCAGAACCAATTGCTTCTCCAATGGTATCCATTAACTGCTTAAAAGTCTTAACTCTAGTTGCTGCTTCTTCTGCGGCATTAGCAATTTCTCTAAGTTCACTTATTTGTTTTTTAGTATATCCTTTTCTCTTAAGATCGGCCTCATCCAAAGCGCCAGACATAATGTCCATTGCTTCTGTAAATACATCTTTAGTAAGCCAACCTTCTCGTAGAGATTCTCTGAGAGATCCCCACTTTTTTATCATTCCATCGATGTCTTTACCAGTTTGTTTGCCTTTTACTTTCATTGTTCTGGCAACTTCAGTTATAACTTTGTTAAACTGCTTACCAGCGATACCAGAAAGTTCCAAAGATCTCCAAGTAACATTTGTAAATCTTCCGCTTGACATGGCTCTTGAAACGGCATTCCATGCCATCTGAGCTTTCTGCATATTAGCGCCAACAAGGGCTGCAGAGTTTGCCAAGCCTTTAATTGTACTTACTGAACTTTTTAATCCAACACCAGCGGAACTAAACATACCTATCATTCTAGTCATTTGACCGAAATTATAGATAGTTTTATCAGCATAATCATTTAATTCATCAAGTGCATTATTAACATCTTGAAGACTATTTCCATTTTGTTTAACATTTTGATAGATAGCTTCAGTGGATTCAATAATAGTATTGTATTCCCCCATGCCATCTCGCATGCCTTTTGTTAGAGCGCCCCAAGCTTTCTTTCCAAGATTATATATATCTTTTCCAAGGCTACTAAGAACACCAAGCATTACTTGACCTTTTATCGAGAAGGTATTTGCTAAATTACTAAAACTTGTATTAATATTGTTTAAATGCTCTTTATTATCAAAAATACTTAGTCTCTGATCCAAGCTATTTAAAGCTTTAATACTATCATTAATATTTCCGTCGAAGTTGGAATTGTCAAATGACATTTTTACAACTTGCTCGTCGACTTGTGAATGTGGCATTCTTTAACCCTCCTTCCCGAAAAAGTATTCATTAATCTTGTTAATTACTGGTCTTATTGCAGAATCAATGTAATTGTATCCCTGTGTCCAAGAACCATCCAATGCAGCATGTCCTGTATCTATAATTATAGCAATATTGACATGATCATTAACATTAGTATTATACCAAGTAAGATGGGTTTCGCCACCTTCTTCATAAATCTCATAATACCAAGAATTTGCAGTTTTACCAGTTCGGACTGGGGTAGCAGCCTGCAATCTGTCTACCCCCATTTGTCCAAACTCATTAAGTTTAATAAACTTTTTATCTACTTTCATCTTTTCAAGACGATTTTTCATTCTATTATTAAATCTTTTGTCATATCCAAATGTTACAACTGGTTTCATAATAGAATTCTCCTTATTATCCTCTAGTATGCAAAGCCGCCCTTCTCATCTTATTTAAAGAAGCATTCTGGCTAAGAATACTCATAGGGGACATCTTATTAGCAGGCATATTTTCAAGAGAACAAACCCTTATTAAAGTCATAAGTCTATTCAAATGCCATTTCTGACATGGATCGAATGGTATTTCATTCTTTATCATCCATGAATAGATTACTTCAGACGTAATTATCTTATTGACAGGAGGCGGTGTTTTATCTTCAGCAAACCACGTTGCAGTCATACTATCATAAATATACGATACAATATCTGCTTTATTTCTTTCAGATATATTTTCAAATACGTCATCTGGAACATTCGATAAAGACATACACCTAACATAGTCAATAAATTCTTCATCCGTCTTTTGATGTTTTTCATCTAAGAAAGGTTTGTGCCATTTTGACTCCCATTTTGAAATAGAAATCAAAGAATGCTCAAGGGTTAATTCCTGCGGCTTAGAAAAAACAAATTCATTTTTGTTTTCATCAAAAAATTCTCTTTCAGGTATAACTATCTTTAGCATTCATATCACCTCTAAAAATTAGTTATTTCCAGAAGGAAGTCCAGACGCTTTTGCCTGGAGATTCTGCTTATTTGCTTCATTTATAAGATCCTTAGGCAAAATACTATTAATGAATATAGCTGCCTTATCAGGGTCCATCAAAAGTTCTGTAAAAAGTGCATCAAATGCAGGTGTCTGTTCGAATGTCTCTGCAAGAGATACGCCATTTCTCTTTTTAATAAAAGCACGACCGTCGTCGGACTTTTCGCCATAAGCCTTAAGGATAATTTCCTTAAAGATTTTCATAATTTCTCCGCCATCATTAGCGTTAGTAATTCTTTCAAGTTTAGCCGTAAAACCGCCAGGTGTAGTAAGTTCCATCTCTGTCAGTTCAGACTTTGAAATAAAGAAATAAAGGTCCTCTGTACGAGTATTTCCATCATAATCTTCATAAGTAATAGTTTTCTTTAACATAGTATTTAAGTCCTTTCAAGAATTAAAAAGGCGGGCCAGCCTAACTGAATACCCGCCAAAAATTGTTAAATCAGCCGTTTCCTGTTGTAGCAAGAAGTGTATAAACTGCTGAAGGGAGCGGGAGGTAAGGATCTGTAGGATCAACACCAGAACCACCATTAGTTCCATAAAGAGCATTCTCAAGAGCGGTGAGACCATCCTGTGTACACTTTGTAGAATCGATAGTGATGAGAGCCGTAGGCTTATAAGTAACACCATTGATTGTGCAAGAAACAGGTGTGGTTGTAACAGTCCATGAGAATGTAATAGCAGAAGGGCTATCATTAACTGTTTCGTACGATCTCTCCGAAGGAGATGCCTTACAACCATAAAGAAGATGGAGCTTATAACCGTGATCCTGGCCATCAGTATCGTTACCAAGAGCAGTTCTGTAGCAAAGACCGAAAGTCTTTCTTGCCTGCTGTCCAACCATCATAGGCATCGTGGAAGGCAGAAGCTCCCAGTGGGCTGCAGTCCATTCCTCAGCTGTCTCAATAGCTGCCTTAGCCTTATAGTTATGTCCTTCGTGAGAAACAACAGCATCCTTAGCATATGTGCTAGAAGAAGAGTATGCAGGTGCAAGAATCTCAATGCCAGCTGAGCCATCGCATACTGCGAACTCATCAGGATATGTGTAAGCATTGATGGTAGCGCCAAGCTCCTCTGCGGAATAGAGGTTAAGATACTTAATATCGTCAGCATAAAGTGCTGTAGCCTCTGCACCAGAGGGTGACTCGGTAACACCAGTCAAACCATTCCAAGCAACACCAGGAGTATAAGGACCAGTTGATGCATTTACCTTAGAACTATCGTAAACATAGAGAACGCCATTCTTTGTACCGGTTTCAAACAGTCTTTCGCCTGTCTTATCCCATTCAAGTTTAGCCATTTGAGTTTCCTCCTTAATAAATTTTAATTCCAATAGATTATATACTCGTCATGGTATAAACTATCTGAAACAAATTCTCTTTGAAATCTGCATGTCGGAAGTTTAGCAAGAACATCGATTAGCGGATCATCTGGATCTCTTGTTATATAGATTAATCTATAACCATGATCAAGTTTATAAACATCGTTGTTAGCGAAAGTACCATCTATACGAGTCCTCGAAAAGACGATACAAGGGTATTTAAGTTTTACATTTTCGGGAGGTTGAAAGTAAACATTACTTGTAAGAGTTTCAAGATAATGCTGCAAATCTAATCTAGTCTTCGCCATTATACAGTCCTCCCAAAGATAAAATTAACCTAGGAGTTTGGACTTCAACACTGTTGACTTTCCATTTAGCTCCTAGGTATTTAGCATATCTAATAGATTGAAAATTCTGCATGGCATATTCATTTGCGACTATACTTATTCGATTTGACACGTTAAGATCTGGATTAACATTATCTGATAATTCAATTCTTTTTGTACTATTCAGAACATCTCCGCTGTATTTCTTTTTAGTAATTGTGGATTTCCAAATACCAGAACCAGCTGGAGTTTCCGCTGTTGTGGCAAATCCAATCTCAACGTAATACTTAGCCATGAGAATTCTCCTCTAAAAATTTGCTTTTATTTTGAATTATGAAGGATCTGCAACACCAGCAAGGGAAGCAATGTCAGCGCTTGTAGCGGTTGTGCTATTAGGCTTGATAAAGTAAACAGAACCTACAGAAGAAGACTCTGCATACTTAACAGGGAATACATAGCCGCCGTTAGAAGCGAGGGCAATAACAGCACCCTTAAGGAATGCATTCTTAAGCTCGCTGGTTGTGAACTTGGTTGTGCAAGCAGAATCCTTATAAGCATAAGTAGACTCTGATGCCTTCTCGTAAATAACTACTGCTGCAACATTCTTGTCTTCAGCACGCTGGAAAATTCTATCCATGATCATTTCCTCCTATAAAATTTCTATCAGCCCTGATTCTGAACAGACTTCTCGAGAACGATTGCAGAATAAGGCTTTGTAAGAGCACCTGAGCAACGTGTCTCGATGAGATACTTCTGCTGGTTGTAGTCGATATCGAAGTCATCGAACATGCTGATAGCGCCACCCTTATCTGCACCAACATTATAGTCGTTAAGGTTGACGATAATACCCATAAGAGTATTTGTATAAGTATTTCCACTCTTTGTAACCTGTCTTGTAAGGTTCTCCATTACAGGAACAGTAACAATCTTAGAAACGCGCATTGCTGTAGCAACTTCAGCCTCAGTCTTATAAAGCTTGTGACCGATAGAGTCCTCAAGGAGGAGAATATCAGTAAGGTTGTCCTCTGTTGTGAAGAGAACAGGGTTGCCAGAACCTCTATAATCCTTTCTAGCCTTAATTGCTGCCTTAATGAAGTTCTTAGCTGTAGCATCGTCATCAGCACCAACTGTAACTTCCTTCTTGAGGCAGAAGAGATCAGCTTCCTTCCAGATAGGACGGATGTTGTCTTCATTGATCTTGTCATCATCAGAAGCAAGTCTTCCATCACCAACGAGAATAGCACGAGCAATTTCCTCGTCGAGCATAACTCTCATCTCTGCCTTGATCCAAGCAACTACATCGAAATCCGTAATGTCGATAATGTCATCACGATCGAGCTTCTGCTTCTTATAGATTGTTGTAGGGGTTGTTGTTCTCTTAAGCAGTGAGAATACTTCCTCTTTCTTCAGGTTGCCCTTAATGTAACCCTTAGCCCTTGCTTCATCCTCAGTGATATCAGCAAACATGGACTTAATTCTTGAGAAAGGTGACTTATGAACTCCGCTCATGACTGTGGAGACCCACTCCATCTTTCTGGAAATGAACTCGGGCTTATCTGTAAAGGTCTTAGCCTCAGGGAACAGCCAGTCAATGTCTTTAATACCATAATCATCAGCATGAGCAAGGAAAGAATCTCTAAGAGATCCGAACTTCTTACCATCATTGATGATGGTCTCGATCTGAGAATGTGTGAGCTCAGCCTGATCTGCAGCGCCCGTGTACTCTTCAGAATTGTCAAATACGTTGTGCTTCATTTCTTTTTCTCCTTCATCTTCTGTTTCTTTTTCGCCACCCTTTTCGGCAGCAACTCCAACAAGGTACATCATTACCTTCTTCTGTTCTTCGTTCATTGTATCAATGACATCCTGAACAGTCTTTTCCTTTGCGCCAGAATCTTCGGCCATCTTCTTTTCCTCCTGTTTATCTTCGGATTCAGCGTGCTCAATAACTTCTTCATTTTCTTCCTCGGAATGCTCAATAGAATCCTCAACGTCTTCTGTTTCACCTCCAAGATTGTCGATGAAGTCATCGTTGTAGATAACCGCCTCATCTGATTCACCATCTTCGCCATGAGCCATAGCAATATTGTCAATCATAGCTCCAGGATTTGCTCCTGCAATTACAAGACTGACTTCTCTGATGGCGCCATGAAGAACATCACCAGACTTCTGCACAAGCTTATTAGCATAGATAGAAAGCTGGTTTACATCACCATGGAGGACAAGCTGCTTTGCCTGCTTAGCAGGTTCTGTCTCATTAAATGAGCAGTAAGCATACATTCCATCAGATTTCTCTTCAAGAAGTGCATGACCCAAAACATTCATCGGATCTCCATGCTGGTGCTGCCATACGAGAGGAACAACCTTTCCATTGCATTCCTTAAATGCACCTGCTCTGATAGTTCTACCATCCGAACACTTAAGATCATTCCTAGTGGCATAACCACTAAAATCGTACTTCATTAGGTTTTTCTCCTTTCATAGATTTATTAAATTTGATTAATCGGAGTATTTCCAATAGAGTCGTCATTACCTGTAACAACAGGATTGCTACCCGCCTCTTCTGGAGATTGATTAATATTCTTATTACTTAACTCATTAGCTCTCTGATCATTAACCGGCTTGTAACCAATAATACCTCTAACTTCGTTTGAAGAAAGAATCGCATTACGAGTAAACTTGTCAGCAATGTCGGCTATCTTATCTGTAGGAGTCATACTAAATGGATTACTAAAGAACATAATAGCCTGATTCTGTGATCGAGCCGTCTTAGTTAAGAATTTTCTAGACATTTCTTCAATAATAGCTGAAACAATTGGCTCAATTGTTCTAGATTGGTAATTCAACATCTCTTCAGGAGAAGCAGTACCGTCGAATACACCTTTTGTCATACCAAGCTGATTATAGAGCATTTCAGTAAGATACTGTATCTGATTAAACATTGTATTCTCTACAGATCGATTCAGCTGTGTTATATGTTCTGTACCATCTGTATATGCAATACCATATTTAGAATTAGATAACTGTTCCTCAATGTCTTTACGTCTACGTTCTGCTTGTTCTCTTCTAGCTTCAGTCTTTATTACATAAGGCAAACCAAGAATAAGATCAAGTTTGCCTGAGCCTGACTGTTCATCGACAGCATCAAGAAGATTTAACTTTCTAATAAGTCGCTTTGCTACTGAATTCGGTTCATTCATTACTGAATAAAGAGGATTTTCAATCAGAGCGACCATCTTTTTAGGAAGTATCTTTTCTTCATGCTTACCAGTTCTATCATTGTAAAGTTTTACCTTTACATGCTGTGGAAACCATTCAACAACACTACCAACTCTCATCGTCTGAATGTCATATGATCCAGTTTTAAGAGGATTTAGTGTAGTGTCTACCGGAACAATTACAACGCATCCTTCATCAAACATTGACATAACAACATCCTGAATAAAAGCACGAGATGTTTGGTCAATATTTGCTTCTGTTGTAAGAGCATAATTAAGACCAGATTTAATTGTATCAACATAATGACCGTTTGCATCTGTTTTAACATGCTCTATATCAAGCTTTGCTACATCAATAGCAATTCGAGTATAGATAGCTGTTACAATTGTCTTTTCTGTTCCACGGGTCGGACGAAACATATCTGGTCGTCTAGTATTACTAGGACCAAGATCTATATAACGTTTATCCTCCGTAGGATCTTTGTTCATGAAGGCATTCCAAGAGTGCTTGAGCCTTTCACCAAAAGTCAATCCCATTTTGAATTACCTTCCTTTATTTTTCTTTTTAACACTTGCTGGCAAATAACCTGCAATATTATTTGAATTTTTTCCTAATAAATCATTTAAAGCCTCATTTACTCCTGCTTTAACACCTTTTTCAGCTTCAGTCATTAATGTTCCTGTATGCGATTTTACTGTATTTACCGCAGCAGTGTATAATTTGTCTGCTGCTTTATTTCCAGAATTTGTTAATCTATTATAGAAATCTCTATTTATGTCATCTGAACTTCTAATTTTTGATGCATTAGAATCTTGAGATGCTGTACTTTTTTTAACTTCCCACTGTTGCCCTTTTATACCAGTTCCACTTGGTTTAGTTGACGATTCTTTTACATCATTTTTATTTCCACCAAACATTTTTTCAGCTCTTTCTTTTACATCTTTTAAATGTTTCTCCTGATATGCAACATTAGTTTTTAGTTCTCTTTCAGCAGCTTGAGAATTAAAATTACGAGCTTGAGCTTTTGTTAATGCAATATCTGCGGTCTTCTTTTCTATATCGAGTTTATTATCTTTATTTTCGAAAGCTTTTGAAACAACACTTTTAGTAATATCCGGTAAAGTTTTAACGGCCAAATCAGCAACAAATTTACCAGTTGGACCTTCAAAGAATCTATCAGCTCTAGCTAATGCACCATTTGGATTTGAAGCAAGTGCATACTGTTTATTATATTCGGCTTGTAATTTAAGACGATCGATTGCTCTTTGAAGTTCATCGTCAGACATGTTTTTTGTTTTTCCAAAACCATGTCCACCTGGTCTTCCTTGCCTATCTAATTTAGCATTTTCTTTTTTATTAAGTCTATCAAACTTTCCTTGCTCTTTTCTAGCAAGTCTCATTGTTTTAGCATTTTCTTTAATGCCATGTCTTTCTTCCTTAGCAGATCTAGTAGCTTTTTCTTTTTTTGCTCTAGATTTTAAATCTGCTTTGTACTTCTGTGTGTTATAAGAGATTTTTGCTTTTGACCGTTCATCTCCATAACCATAATGTTCTCTACCTTCTGGCGTTAGAGAACCATCTTCGTTTTGAAACCGACGATGCCCCCATCTTTGTCCAGGTATTCCCCAATGGTATAGCTCGTCATCGAAGACATAATTTGGCTGTTTACTCATTTATGTCCTCCTTATTTATTATAATATAGGAGCATTAAAAAATCTATTAGTATCCTCTGCTATATTATACTTTCTTACTTGTCCATTATTCTTGCCTACAAGATAAAATGGATCTATTTCTTTATTTGGAGTATCTGTTTCAAATGCTACAAATAAATAGTCTTTTCCATAATCTCTGCATTCTTTTACTGTCTTTATTGTTGGTAATTCTTTCTTTAATTTATTAAGTGCTTCTTCTTTAGTCATAATATTTCTCCTTATTTATACTTATTTACTGTAGACATTGAAATTCCAAGAAGTTTTGCAACCTCTTTTTGTGTTTTTCCAGAAGATATCAACGATTTTATTCTAGATTGCTTAGCTTCAGTTAGTATCATATTCTTAGAATCTTTTTTCTTATCTTCTTTAAAATCATACCACTTATTCTTAAACCTTCCTTCACTTTCCCATTTATTTTGAAGTGCTATTGATGCTTGATCGTCTATTTCTTTTATTTTCTTTGAATACATACCATTAGCTATTCTTTGGCCAATTGCAATTCCAGCAAAAGGCATTCCAGTAACAGAGGTCAGTAACGCCGCACTTATTCCAATTACCCATGGTTCAACTTTAGCAGCTTTTAATTTTGCTGAATTATATTTTATATCACCTATTACATCCTCTGAATAAAATTTCTTTGCTTTTTCTTCATCAATCTTTAAATTATCAGATCTTAATGTTTCAACATTATTTGCATTCTTCATTGTTTGATTAAAGAATTTTTTATCTGCTTTTACTATAGTACCTGGTTGCGAATCAACAAAATAAAGTTGGCCATTTTTAACTTCATAATTAAATATATGACCTCCGTTTCCGCCCTTCCAATCAACAGCAATAAAACCTCTAGTATTATCGCCATCGCTTAATAATTTATTAGTCATGTCATTATATTCATCTTTTGTCATACCAATACTCATCATTTTTGAACTTTCATTACTTCTAGTAGCAAAAGTTCTTGCATCTTTTGAAATTTTAGCATAATTTGGTATAACTCTTCCATATGCGCCTTTAGGATTTGATAGATATGCTTGAGCTCCTCTTAGTGATTCTTGCGCTCTTACATCATGCCCTCTTCTTCTAAGTTCATATGACATTGTACAAAAAGCACAATTTACATTTCTATTCAAACCATATTCAAAACCTTTATTACCACCATTTACTTTTTGTATATCTTTTTGTATATCTTTAACAAACGCTTTATCGCCTTTTATAGTACCGCCGGTTTTATATCCATAACCGCTAGATTCTTCAGATCTTCCAAATATTCTATCATCCCCAATTCTTCTACGGCGTTTTCCTTCCTCGGTATAGGTTCCATCTTCGAATTGGTATCTTCTTTCTCCCCACTTCTGGCCAGGGATGCCATAATGGATTAAATAAGTAGGATAATCAGACATTAATTTATTCCTCCTTAATTCCAATCACTTTTCCATTTTTTCTGATGTAACTTTTTATTCTTTACATCATATGAATAATCTATCTGATTATATTTGCTTGGTTTATCAAGTTCTGAATTAAAATCTCCAACTTCCCATAGTATATAATTTAAGGAATTCATATGCACGTCCATATATCTTTGAACCACTTTTTGCGCTTCTTCTCCAGTATCTCCATTTACTAATTTATTCGCGGTCGCCAATGAAGTATTTACATATTTTTTAATATCGTTAATTGGATTCTTTCCTTCTTTTCTTTTGCTAGCTGCATTTGAATCATGATATTCAGTTGGATTTTTATCATTAAAATCAAATCTTTTACTAGCTCTAATATTTTCTTTAACTGAATTATACTTAGAAACCCTACTGCGATTCCCAAATGGATCTGTTTCTTTCTCAAATTTTTCGAGTTTCTTTTTATACTTGTCAGATTTTTCTGATTTATCTAAGAGATTAGCATACCTTTTTATACCTTCTGGTGTAAGTGTCCCATCCTCATTCTGAAAACGTCTTACACCCCATTTTTGACCCTGAATGCCATAATGTATAAGATATGAATGGTAATTCGATTCACTCATACAAATGCCTCCCTATTAGCTTTATAAGCAACATAAGCATCCATTAATGCTGCGACATTATCGATTTTCTCGTCATGTCTTTGCTTAAAGAGCTTTCTGTTACCATTCGTATCTTCTAGCGTTATACAATTTCCCATTGTATAACTCATAATTTCTTGGTCGAAAATGAGCAATCTTTCTTCTGAAAGTTTCTTAATTTCACCAAGAGGAACTGATTCTGTTCTAGCACCTTGTATAACTTTGGTCACTCCGAATGCTCCATTTTCTGCAGACCATCGTTCTACAAATCCTTGGGCATTGTAAGGGTCAAATCCAAAACATCTTACATCATATGAACTATCATCAATAAACTTGTCAAGATCATCATAAACTTCCATCATGTCGAGAACTGTGCCCTCAAGTATTATAAGAGTTCCTTCATCAATAAACTCTTCATACTTAAGTCTAAGTGCTGCTGGAAGTTTACTAAGTGTTAGAGATGTTATATAACTTCTTGCCTTAATCCCAAATCGCTCTCTACTAAGAGGAAATAGAAAAGTAAATGCACAGAAGTCATCACCCTGTGAAAGGTCCGCTCCAAGTGCACATGGAAGATTCCAAAATTCCTGCTTTCTATGAGGCTTTGTCTCCTCGTAAGTGAAGAAGTATGTATAACCCTCCATAGGAATGTTAAATCTCTTTGCAAGAATGTCGTTTCTTGTCGATGGTGCCTGTTCGGCTCTCTCAACATCTAACTGATAGGTCTCATATGTAACCGTCTTACCAAGATTCGGATTAGCCTTAATCCACATCGAAGGGTCATTTATCTCCTTAATGTCATCAAGGGTATAATACCAAATCGATACATGCGGATTTACATATTGGCCTTTAAGAATGTCAAGCAATTCCATTTTGATGGTATCTCCAGGACCATTTCTTACCGTACCTTCTGAAGAGGTCGCAATAATGAGATAATCATCTAACTTCGAAGCGCCTTGCTCGATACAACCAATAACATCTTCCTTAATATCTCCAGAAAGCCACTCGTCAACTGTAGCAATCTTACATCTCAAACCCTGCAATTTATCGATCGACATAGGTCTGATTTCAAGAATAGAGTTTGTAAGAAAGTTTTCAATACCTTTCTTTGTAGAAGCCAGCTTTTGACGATTTGCTTTAGAGCCTGTAGTATTTTGAAGTGAACCTTCAGTAAGAAACTTAAACAAAGGTCCACGCGAACGCGCGATAGAAGTTCTAAACGGTGACATAACTTCTTCTGCCTGCTTCATTGTCGGCGCTACTGTAATCTGATGTGTAGTTGAAGTATCCACGCAAAGATAGAATGCCTGAATACAATAGTCATACATTGATTTTGCAGCACCTCTTGGAATTATTAGATACTGCTTATTTGTTAAGCGCTTCTTAATCATCTTCTTTTCGTAGTGGCCCTTAACTCCATTTGCAGGATCAGGCGGAATATAAACACTACGTTCTACAAAGTAATACCAACAGAATACTTGTTCTGCCCAGAGCTTAAATGTATCTAAGAGATGGAGATCATCTCCGTTTGTAAGTGTAAGTTCATTCTCACAATATTTTACAAATCCATCCATTGCGTGTTCGTCATAGTAAACGCCAGGATTTCTTATAAGATCGTCAATTCTATTCATCTCCATTGAGATATATCGATTGACTGCTATTTCTCCTCTCATTACAGCAGCTCTAAATTCACCGTAATATTTAGGAGTCGCTGTATTGGATAACATTATTCTTGCTCCTCACTTTGTCCATTATAACTACGCATAGCTGCAATAGCTCCTGCGTAAAGTTCATCAATTCTTTCCTGAGATTCAATAGCAGAGGTTTTAGCAACTACGAGTTTCTTCTGCTCTTCAAGAATCTCTTTCTCAAGTTTTTCCTTACTCGAACCAAGTTTTAAATAATGTGTAATAACTTGACTCGAAGCTGTTCCATTTCTAAGTTGTTGTTCCGCGAGATCGATAGCCAAAGATATCAGTTGGTTTTCCCTCGCTTCAGGTGTCATGACAGGAGGACTTTTAATCTCAGGCTGATCGTCAGGAACTTTGTTAATGTTTCTTCTTGCCATTTAAAGTCACTTCCAATCTTTACCTTTCATTTAGTTGCCTTTAGAGAAAGCAGTACAGCTTGTGTCATGTAAGCACTTAAAAACCTGACACAACTTGAAAGGAGCATGGCCCGCACCATAATTAGCCACAACTTTGCTATACTGCTCTCACTAAAAGCAACTAAAAAGTTTTGTAGGGTAAGGATTTGCACCTTACAGCATAACGATTATCTAGCCCACGTTAACCCGGTTTCAACCTAATCTAATAGGAAACACCAGCTCCTGTTTTATGAAACGTGTTCTCATACGTGAAAAGAACTCTGAGGCGCGTCTACCTATTCCGCCACCTACAAAACTTGATTATTCAGTTGTTAGTTTCGACTCATATGCTCAATCGCGCTGCGGTAGCTTTCACGCTCCTCTGGAGTACGTGCATTCATCATCATTTTGTTAAGATGATCAATCATTTCCTGTTTACCATCATCACGACTCGTATAACGACCCATCATATCCCTTCCTCTAGCATAAGAGTTAGGCTCTCTGTATCTGTCATATGAAGCACGAGTCATTGAGTAGTCCTCATCGTATCCGCGTGAATAGCCTCTCATCCAATCTTCTGGTTCATAGTTCTTCATCGCTTCTACTGTTTCAATGTCTTTTACAACATCGATCATTTCTCCGATAATGGCTACTTCATTAGGAGTCCAAGTTTCTTTCTTACAAAGTTCCTTGAGCTCATCTTCCATTCTATCTTTAATTTTGTAAATAATGTGCATATATGCCTCCTCCTTTCTTAGGATTGTCTCTTCTTAATAGAGACGCTTCCATCTATAATGTTTATAGAAGGAGTTGGCGTAGTTGTGCCATCAGTTACACCGCTGACATACTCTACAGATGCCGTTATGCAGCAGCATCTAGGTACATCGATTGTTGCTCTGCTTGTTACATTACCATACTCGTCTACTGCAGCAGGAGTAAGAATAGATCTACTACCTTGCTGAGTTTCTCCAGCAATGACAACTGCTGTCGCGATAGGACCAACAGTACCACCAGTAGGAATGGCAATATTACCAGTGAACTCTACATCATATGTAGATACGCATTCACCTTTGCCTCTAAGAATAAAAATTCCAGATCCATTTTGATGGATTACATTACCATTTGGGCACGGATTAAGATCGAGAAATGGAATAGCAGTATTAAGAGCAACAGATTCAACTGTATCTCTTGTTAAATAATCTGCCATAGCGGTCACCTCACTTAGCCGCAACCACAATTGTTGTTGCAAGTAAAGATAGGTGTTCTACCATAGACAGGAGTTGACGGTACAGGGCAGTTAGAAAGCCTATTATAGAGTGCGTCAACTTCATCAGTAAGACCCTTCTGAATGAATGCGTTGCTCTGAGCAGCAGTAAGCTGTCTCTCAAGGTCTGCAATCTTCTCATTCTTAGAGTCGATCTTGTCGTTGCACATCTGGTCTTTAATAGACTGAATGCCACCATTAATAGCGTTAAGAAGCAGCTGAGTATTCTGTGTATCAGTTGTTCTTGTATCGCAGGCTTCGCTAGCAATTGTAGCGCCAAGGTTAGCTGTAGCAAGACGGTTATCAGCACAGCACTGAGCAAGCTGAGCAGAAAGAGTGTTAATGTTCTGACCAATGAACTGAGTGTCAGTAAATCTCTGATTCATAGAGTCAATAGTTCCATTACATCTAGCAACTTCAGCATTTGCAAAGCCAGAGGTGATAGCAGACTGGATTCCGCTAAGTTGACTTGATAAACCTGAGTTATCAAATCCACGGTTAACATCATTCTGCGTCTGTGTGTTCCAGAGATAGGGCATTACTCCTTCAGAAGCATAACCGCCACCAAAGCCATTACCCCAGCCATTACCGCCGAGCAGAAGAAGGAGAATAATCCAAGCCCAATCTCCGCCCCAGCCGAAGCCGTTGCCGTTACATCCGTTGTAGCCGCCATACATAGGAGCCACAGGCATAACCATGTTGTCTGTTCCATTAGAAACCATTTCAGTTCCTCCTTTAAAAGTATTTTTCCATTGTTGCGCAACAAATAGAAACTTGTTTGGAGGTGCGGAATGGTGCGAATGGTGCGTAGTGCTTAAATATTAAGTTGTTATCTCATGAAATTTTGCATTTGCATGATTCTATTGACTTGATCCTGAGTTACCTGACCTGTTGTTAGCAAATGTTGAAGTATCTCATTAGGATTAGTCATGCCTTGTGGTACACTATATTTAGTACTCAACATAGCAACCGGATCTTGCTTTAGTTGAGACAGCATTGTAAGCATATTAGGTCTTTGTTGAAACTGCTGAAATATCGGACTGCTCATTGTCTGTCCTCCTTAGCAGATTGATTCTTGTAATTATTCTGCCTTGGCTTCAACATTTCCTTAATCTCATTCTTGAAATTATCAAAGTCAGATTTGCTTACATAATTATTAACTTGTTCAGGTGGATTCTCGATTCGCTCTACGTAATCAAGAATTCTAACTGGCAATGGTCTGCCAAACTGGTCAGTTGTCTTTGTATATATCACCGGAAGTTCTGTATCGATCAACACAGCGAACTGACCGGGAGCAACTGGATAAGCTTTGGCAGCTGCTTCACCTTGTACGTAAGCGCAAATGGGTGAATTAAAATTCTGTTGAGGGTAGTAAGCTCCTTGTAAAGACTGATTGTACCGCACCATAATCATTTACCTTCTTTCTTAAAGTAATATAAAGGGATTTTGTTTCCACTATCCCAAGAATCATAGTAGTCGCCATCGATTACAGTAATAACGTGTGTTCCGGTGGCTAAAACATAAAGTCCTTTAGGATGGTCTCTACAAAAATCTCTAACAGTGTAGCAATCTGGACATTCATTTGGGATAATGTATCTCATGAAACCAGACTTTCGTAATAACGCAGGCCAATTTTCATTGGATGATGGCATCAGCTTGTTTTTAAATCCAAATTCAGCCAACATGCTATAAACATCATCCCAGTTTTTTCCAAAAGCCAACGTCAATGCTCTAATAACACAATCTCCAGTATTGTTTCCATATGGATTTGGGTTATAGAATATCCATTTCATATCACTTTGACTCACTTTACTATAGATTTATGGTGCGTTTCTATAGTATCCTTACAAGTTTTAACATGCTTTTACAGCCTAGAAACTCCGCGAATACGTTCAGTATCAGCCGTAGCCAGTAGGGTTACTACCCACGGAGTTTCTACGCGGTAAAATGTAAATATAAAAATATCCACCGGGGAATTTTCTAAGACCGCCGCGATGGCTATGGGGGGTATTATTTTCGAGACCCCCCTCTAGGTACCTAATTCGATCCTCTACAGGGGATATCCTGGGTTTGATCCAAGATGCCTATAAAAGCTCAAATTAACCTAAAAGGTGCAAAATTACTAAAAATTAGTAAAAATTGCAAAAATTTTGATAAAAAGATTAAAATTCGTAAAATTAATTCAAAATTGTTTAATTAATTGAATTAATTTTTTAATGAAACTATTTAATTATTGTTTAATTAAAATTTATTAGCATTAAAACAGTTATTTATACTTGAAAGGAGATTTCGCATGAACCTACACAAAGGCGTATGACAGATGATTTGAGGTTGACTATAAGCATAACCATAATAATGCTAATAAACTTTAATTAAACAATAATTAAAAGTTAAGAAAACGATTAATTATTGTTTAAAAAATGAAGATGGGGCCTTTTCTACGGTGCGGGGTAGTAGTATGACCCCATCCTCAAGGGTATATAGAGAAGGTGTATGCCCCTATTACTAGGGCTCCTCTATAGCAATGTACTCGACCCCTTCTGGAAGTCTAGGATCAGGGTATTCTGCTGTGAGCTTGAGTATTTCTCTTACTGCATCATTACTAAACTTCTGATACAGTGTTGCTGGCATCTCTATGTCTGTTTGAGACATACGGGCCAGGAACTCTTCACAACAGTACCCTTTTTGATGATCATAGTTTCTCCAATCAGTGTATTGAGTAAAGGGGTTGTAAGGGTTGTCTGTTGTAGATAGGAGGATTGCTTTTTCTTTTTCCATACAATTCTCCTTTCTTACTTATACTTATTGACAGTTGAGGTTGAAATACCAAGGAGCTCTGCTACTTCTGTCTGTGTGTGTCCTGCAGCAAGTAGGGCTTTGATTCTCGACTGCCTAGCTGGTGTAATGCTAATCTCTTCAATTGGAGTTGCATACTTTGTAACAGTATCCAAATCTGTGTTGTCAAGTATTTCTTTTAACACGGACTTCCTTATGGCTCCTGCCTGTATCGCTTCCCATTCTCTTGGAGAGATTGTAATAGTCTGTTTCTTAGCACCAACCATTAATCTAGCTCCAGAAATGGCTTGATTAGCATATTTCTTTTTCTTTTCTTTGTCTTCTTTGATTGAAGGATCATCTTGCATCTTCTGTTTAAGAATAATATTAGCTAAAGCTGTTGCTTTTCTTTCAGCAGGTTTGTTAATCAATGCTGTTTTAAGACTCTTCTTAAGAGAATCAACTTCTGGCTTATACTTTAAAGCTGCTGCTTCATTATAAGGCTGATCTTCAACTTCAAGACTTGCTTTTCTTGCCTTATTTGCAAGAGCTTTAAGTTGATTGGCATAATTTGCATATGTTCTTTCAACTTCTGTTCCAATATGATCAGGACCAGATAACAATTCTCTTGCATCTTTAGCTTCTGCCATCTTAGTAGACTTAATAGTTCTTCTTTCTTGAGTCCACATCGGCTTTCCATTCTCATCGAGAACAGGAACTTTCTCACCTTTAACTGTTTTCATTACAGGTTTATTGTAATATTCTTCAGTTTCAATATAGCGTTTTTCTCCTGTTTCTGGATCGATAGCACCACCTTCTGATTGTCTAGCCAATCTTCTAGTGTTAACTATTTGTGGAGACTTAGCTCTTGAAATTATTGTTTCAGCTCCGCCACCTTGTTGGTACTTATCTTTTAATGCTTGAATGCCGTTTTCAATATACGATCTACGAATATCAAGGTTATGTTTTTCAGCATCAATAACTACCATTGAATGCTTAACTGCTCTAACAATTTCACTATTTGAAGCACCAAACTGCTGCATGTCAGTTATCAAGTTTGTTACTTTGCCCATTTCAATTTGGCAAGTTTGATGCTTAGGCTTTGGGGTTCCATCAGGTTTAGCATAAATTCCTGTATCAAAGTCTTTCAAACTAGCAAATGCAGGAAGAGTATTATCAATCCATTTAATCTCTTTATTATTGTTTGGAATAACAATTACTGTATCACCATCAAAGTCAGCACCAGACAACTGATTTGCAACATGTTTATTAATCATGACAGCATCTCTTGGACTAGTACCAATTATTGATTGGCATTCTTTATTTGAGTTATTAACAATAAGATGAGGAATTTCAAACTTTCCTCCATGAGGATATCTAACAAGAACTACTTCTTCGCCATCTTTAAAATTAGGAGCATAAATCTCATTATCTTTCAAAGTAACAGAAGGAATGATAACAGATGTAGCTTGTCTAGGAAGCGCTGCCGCTTTCAATCTTACTGCATCTGAATCGCACTTTTCTGCAAATGGCTCTAATAATCTTTTCTTAACTGCTGGATTTGTAAGTTGATTAATTCTTTCAAATTGATCTTCCTTAAGTTTAAATGCTTCATCAAGCTGTCTTTTTACAAGAGGATTAGGTTGCTTAGCTAAGAATTCTGAAGCAAGTGACTTTTGCCATTTAGACCAGTCGCCTTCTTCATTTACTTTATTAATACAACTAAGTTTCTTTTCTCCAGTATGAATATCAATATACTCATGCTGTCCACCAGCAAGCAGTTTAGAATCAGCTTCATCAGAACCAAGTTCTTCTGAAAGCTTAACCGATGCACCAAATGGATTATCTTTGTCAACTGTTCCTGTTATCTTTCCAGTTTCAGGATCTTGTGAAAGACCTTTCATCAACTTAAGATGTTCAAGCTTATCTGTGTATTTACCAACAGACTCATGCTTTGAATTGACAATAATATCAATACCTTTAGGAACATCTTTAAAAGCATCTGCATTATATACAGCCATGCCTTTAATATATCTAGTTCCATCAACTGCAATACGAACCTGAGCATATGTTGAATTCTGCAACGACAAATCCTGAACTCCAGGACGAAGCTCAATAAGACCATCTCTTTCAAGACCGCCATGAGCTCCATCACGAATATAAATTCTATCAGAATTAATAGATTCAGGAGTTCTTATACCAAGCCAAGTCTTACCATTATCAATAGAATGATACTCACCAAGAGTTTCAAGCTTGTTATCCTCAAGTACAGCTTTAACAGCTTCACTGTAAGTTGTTCCAGGAGGACATAAAACCTGAATTGATGTCTTTTGGCCAGGTAATTGTACTTGTTTAGCAGAAATATACTTAAGTTCATATCCTTGATCTTTTAAAGCAGCAATTGCAGTATTGAGTCTGGTTCTTGTAACACCAGCTAATAGCTCAGCAGATTTACCAACATCAATGAATTGCTTTTGATCAACGGCTTCTTTGAGCATCTTAGTAGTATTATCAATTGCTTCTGCTTTCTCTCTAGCATTTGGAGCTAACAGATTTCTAACAGTAGACTCTTTTGATTTGTCGCCAAACATCTTTTCTGCAATTGCAGTATTAGACATTCCTTTCTCATGAAGCTTAAGTGCTGTATTGATCTCATTTTGCTTCTTAGCTTTAAGAGATACGGAATTTCTAGCTCTTAACTCATCAACAGTCATTTCTTTAGGCTGAAGCTTTCCATTTTCATCTAATTTAGGAATTCGGTCACCCTTTTTGATTCCTAACTCAGGATTATCTTTTTCAGCAACAGTCATTTTATAACTATTCTTTGGAGTTAACATCTTTGCTATCTCTTTTGGAGTATAGCCTTGGCCTCTAAGTTTTGCTACTTCATCACAAAACCAAGGTTCTCTATCATATTCGTTGTCTCCATAATCAAAACCAGCAAACCAATCCTCACGCTGATAAGGATTGTCACCGGAACCCCAAGGATAACGACCAGAATGACGCTTAGTGCCATAGTGCATCAAATAATCTTCATTTTCACTCATCACTAAACCCCTTTCTGAATATCAAGTATTCGTTTATCGAATAATATTATCTTTGCCATTATCGCTCTAATAACTGCAGGTTCTGGTATCTCTTCCAGAATTTCATTGTTTTGATAAATTCTCAATACAATCATTATGTCTTCTGGATTCTTCTTATACTCAAGACAAAAGAAAGCAGCATAAATTTCAAGCTGTTCCATATGTGCCGGAGTAACACCAGTTTTTAAATCATGAATTCTTAAAACATTATTTCTAAAAGTTATAGAGTCTGTTGTTCCAAATGCATTGTCACTAAAATATAAAACTCTTTCAGGAGACATTCTATAACCAATAGCATCATTAACATATTCGTTCAATGTTAAATGAGCTCTTGTGTTAGGAAGCTTCTGACCAAGCTCTATACACTTAGCTGCAAATGCATGTAACTCAGTTCCTCTTTCGACAGCCAAATAATTTCTGTATGATTCAACTAACTTGTCTTCATCATAATTTATCCAGCTGTATTTGCTTGCACTTAGAAAGGCGTGCTTACCTACCTGATTCCAGTGCTCGTTGAAGATCATTTAGAACCTCCTCTTTGTTACCAGGAAATATAAATGCTGAGAACGACATCTTATTCATCAAGTCGACATAATAAGGTTGGTTCTTACGAGGATGGGTCATCTCATACTCATCCTTCTTGCATTCAAGAGTTCCCCATCTGTCATTATACAATATCAATAAATCAGGAATACCTTGAATATGCTTGGCATCAAGTTTTGTAACTATAGCGCCAGGCAAGCGTTCCTTAATTTCTTTGACGAGGTCGCCTTGAAATTTTGATTCTTTCATAAATATCAAGCCTCCTCAAAAATTAATAAGAAAAGTACAAAATCCGTATTTTATCCCTCTCTTCTATTATATGCTAAGTTTTTTTCGCGAGCCAATTTTGCGAAAAATTTAGACTCATTAAAGTCTTTTTTCTTATTCAGTGTATTTCTAATACCATTATCAATAGATGATTTAGAAACCAAATGGTAATAATATAAATCCTTAAATGGTGTATTCCTTCTGTCAATTCTTCCAGCTGATTGTTTCATTGTCTTATAAGAATAATTCTGACTATAGAACACAGTTGTATCAGTCTCTATACAATTCCAAGCTTCGCTTCCTGAAGCATACTGAACAAGATAAATCCATTTGTCGCCTTTTGGAACTAACTCATGTTTATGACCATTCCATTCTTGGCATAGAATATCAATTTTCTTAGCGAAGTCTCTTAGCATCTCAAGCTCATAATCAAAGTTATAAAAAACAATAACCTTAAATTTTTCTTCTATAATTTTTTGCAAAGCAATTAGTCGTCTAATATCACTGTTTACAACCTTTCTCATTAGATAGCATAATTGGCTTGCATTCTCTATCGGACAATTATCATAAATGTTCCACCTATCTTTTACAATCAAATCATATTTCATTTTATCAAAGCCGCAGGTAATGAACATATGATGTTGAACTGTACTCTTGACATAATCCATGTCAATCAATATTTGAGAACGATACAATATCAAGCGTCCAGTATTAATATACTTTTCAATCTTTGCAAAATTAGTAAACTTATTATAAACTACATGTTGTTGACAAAAATCTGTTTTATTTCTATAGAAACCATTTGCAATGAATACTGGAATGTAATCAGACCATGTATCTCCTGGTGTAGCACTCAATAAAATCCAATCATTATTCTTTGCAATCTTAATGAATGTTTTAGACCAAGCACCATAACCAACAACTCTTTGCTCATCAAATATAAAGAATGCATTTTCAACATCTGCATATTTCTTAATATTATTCCATGAATCAATAACAGTACCTTCAACAAGAAGAAACCTTGAAAGTTCTTCTTCCCATTCTCGAGTATCTCTTTTACGAGCTGTTGTTATAATATACAGTTTCTTAAATATCAATCTATCTTTCCAAGGATTTGTTTGTCCTTTACAAACCTTTTCATGGAAATATGCCAAAGCTGTAATAGATTTGCCTGAACCGGTGTCACCACACAAGATGGCACCGGTCTTCAGCATTTCTACAGCCTTTACTTGATAGTCGTCAAGTTTAGGCATTATCAATTGACATTAAAAGGGAGATTGTTAGGGTCCTGCGCATCCATTCCTGCAAATCTCTCATTGTATTCCCTCTCAAGATCATTCTCTTCAATCTCTGCATAAAGATTTCTAAGGTAAGCAGAATATCTTGTCTCACCTGTATCTCTATCCTGATATGAGTAACCAGAGAATATCAAGTCTGCCTTAATGATTCTAGCACCATCAAGGAACTTAACTGTTGTTTTATCAAGTGCTTTCATTCCTGTAGAATCAATCTTATAAATCTTAGGAGGATACGGATTATCTGTTCCATCCTTCAATGTAAAACCAACCTTAATCTTAATGTAAGGAACTGAATCAAAATCATCTCTAGCTTTTGTATGCTTTACTGAAAATCCCTTAGACTGCAATTCACCAGCAAGCTCTTCATCAATTATCAAGCAGAAATTTCTGTCGCCAGCATTGTTAAACTTTCCGGCTGCGCCTTCAAAATTCCTGAAGATTAACTGCTGTCCAGCTGCGCCTCTGATTGTAACGTCGTCTACTCTTTCTCTTTTTGCCATTTTTCTTTTCCTCCATTGGCTTATTAAAATATAAATTAAGAGTGGCTCGATGTGAACCACTCAAAATCACCATATTGCGATATTTCATCTTTTGCTTCATTTGCTAATTTATTATAGTATGAAATATCAATATTATTTTGTAAATTATTTTGTTTTACTATTTCTGATTCCATCCATCTGTAACCTTTAGCTCCAACAGCTGATGAATATTTTCCTTCTTCAACTTGTCTAAGAAGCAATCCACCATTACTACCTTCAACTACTGGAACAAACGAACCTGTCTTTCCGACGAACCTATAATCATGTTCGTCTTCTTTCAAATTTTCATTAAAGTCTAAATACAATGATGTCTGAACTTGCTTAACTTGAGCATAATCATCAAATATCAATGGTTCTTTAGAAAACAATGTCTTATAAACATAAGGTTCTGCAAACTGTTTACCAGTTGCTTCCCATCCACTATCTTTAACTTTAGCAATATACACAGCATCATTTACAAGACACATCTTCTCATACTCATTCTCGATCTCAAAAGAATATCCATATGCTTTTCCCATACTCTTAACAAACTCAATAATTTCTGGTGTAGCATTTGGAATCTTAATTGAATCAGTCTTAATATGAGCAACTGTAAATCCTTTCTCCTGAACAGCAAATTTCAAATCTGTCATAAACAAAGCTCCACGCTTTGCTACAATATTATCAATGTTGCGAGGATCTCTGAACGGATTACTAAAAGATGCACTTGTCAAACCATATACTGAGTTAATTGCAATCTTCAATGCTTGAGACAATGCCTTTGCCATTTCTTTATTTGTAAGCCATTTTTCAAGTTTACCATCAAACAACTTTTTAGCTTTCTCAAAATCTCCATGCTTAATATCGATTCTTGTTTGAACAAGATTCATGAAGTTTTCTGTATACTTACCAAAAAGCCATTCTGCTAAGATTGAATGAGGATGCATAGAAGCTACATCCAAAACCGGAATATTCTCATACATTCCTGGTTCTGCATAAACTCTTCCACCTTCTCCAATCTCTTCACCTCTGTAAGTTGACTTACCATGATCAAACACATATCCTGGGAAGTATGGTTTCTTTCCTGTACAATCTTTACCCTTAAGAAAATCCTTGTAACAGAAATATCCAGAACCACCATCGCTACTTAAATCCCTATAACAAAATTGACTCTGAGGATTCTTCTCTTTGCCAAAGATGATTCTTGTTGTCAAACTATTTGTTGTATCATTAACTGTCATTCCAGCAATATCGGCAAGTATCTGTCTAGCTACAAAGTCTCCTTGTGTAGCATCCCAAACTGCTTCCGTTGCTTCAACGTCATTTACACAATATTCAGCAACTTTTTCCCATAATTCTTTAGGAACAGGTTTGTCCCAAGGAAGACCAAGCTCCATGTGATGGATGCCTAATTCAATCTCCCATTTCTTAAGAGATTGCTTCTTTGCACAATAGTCATAAATATCAGTGTAACTAAGATTGTAAGCTTCTCCAAAGAACGCATTATTCTTACTTCCTTTTGCAACAACTATAATCCTTTGTGACAAATCAAATAGTTGTTCATTAGTATATCCAAGTAATGCTGCATATACAATATGATTATCATATCGTCTGCAGTTAAAACCAACTAAGTTATAACTGAGCATGTTCTGAATATCAATTGGCTTTGGATTGATTAGCTTAATAGCTTTCTTACCCTTTTCTTTATAGACTACTACAAATAGATTCGGAAACACTTCCACATCATAGAATACAATCGGCGCATCTAATTGTTGCGCTTCCTTATTCTCTGACTTAAACTTCATCTCATCTACTTTCTTGCAACAATTAGCAGCTTGATTTGTGCTATTGATTGCAAAATTGTAAATATCATAATACATGTCAGAGATGTCATACTCCATTCCTGAATCATAACACTCTTTTAAAATATCATATATGAAGTTAATATTTTGTGTTGTACTTCCAAACTCTTTCTTTAGGCATCGCAATATCAATCTTCTAAGACTTACTTCTGTTCTTATTGCTTTGTCTGTCATCATAGACTTCTTCTCCTCTTTTAGAGGAAGTCCAGAATTGATAGTTCTTATAGGAATATCATTACAATATGACAACCTTCTTCTCATTGATGAGTTTCCAGTGCATGTCTTAATTTCAATTCCCTCAGAATATAAAGCACTAAGTTTTGACACGTCTCCAGAATATCTATACACAAGATGTACACCTTCGCCACCTTTAGAAAATTCTCCATATGTCGACGGCCACTTCGATGCTGCTTCTAGATTCTTCTCTTTACATTTATTACCTTTCTCATCTTTCAAATCAAAGTCAATAAATATAATGTCTTCTGGAAGTTTTACATAATGGACTTTCTTTGTATCAATGTTCTTCAACTTAGACACAACATTATCCCATTTAAACTTAGGAACTTCCTTTTGCGTATCTCTATCAACAGCATATTGTGCAAAACAATCTTTAAACTCTTTATCAAACAGAGATTCTGTCTTATCAAATATCAATACATTTTTCTTTTCTTCCTCTATATGATCGGCTACTTTAGCTGCTAATTGAAATTTAGATACTTTAAATCCTAAATAACAACATCTATAACGATCATCGCCTATTCGCATTTGATCTCTATATTCTTCAAAATAGTTTTTTAATTCATCTCTAAACTTAAACTTTGGCATTCTAGACTTTAATGCAGATTCATCACAAAACTGAATATACATCTCATATGCTTGCTTAAGAGTTATAAATTTAGATTCACTAAATACATTAAAACTATCTTCTACGAAGTTAAAGAAATAGTCAGTACGGAACATCATATCAATAGGAACATATGTTTCATAATAATATTTTCCTAATGTTTTATAAACATCAAGACAATGATACGCTATTGCTCCTATCTCAAATTGAATAGCATCCATAAGATCATGATACTTTTTAGCAGGAACTTTGTTGCCTGTTGGACGAATATCAATTAATCTTCTTGAGATACCACTCAATGCATCTGTAATCATTACAGGCTTATTAGTAGCCATGAATAGAAAACTATTACTTCTTATTGTATATTTAGATTTAAATTTTTCATTGACAGTGATTGTTTCATGAGATATAATTGAATTTAATTTTGTATTATCTTCAATCCTACTCAAATCACCATCTGTTTGAATAGCAACCAATGGCCCTTTTGCAAATTGTTCGGTGCTAAACAAATCACTTTTACTTGCTAAAGCACCAATATCCATATAAGAAGTATATCCTTTAAATAGACTGTCTATTATCTGAAGAACTGTTCCTTTACCACAACCAGGCGGACCAAAGAATACTTCAAACTTCTGAATATCAATACTATCTCCAGCAATAATACTTCCTATTGCCCATTCAAATTTTTGTCTTTCTTCATCTTCATAAAGAATGGATACCAATTCTAAATAATTATCAATAGATCCTTCTTTTAAAGAATAGTTAAGACGAAAACTTGAATAATCTTCTTTCGTTGTTACAGTATCTGCAAATATCATTTTCTGATTAAGAGATACTGTAGAATCCGGCATCTTGTTAAGATAATTAATAAACTCTGTCCACTTTAATGATTCAAAGTCGCTTAATGTCTTTACAGTAACCGGATTTTCAACTTTAATTTCATCTCTCTTTTTGTATATCTCTTTGTCTATAATTCTCGCGACGTCCAAAATATCAGTTGACCACTTTCCAGCTTCTTCATTCCATATTGCATAGAACTTTCCGCCACGAACCAACAAATCTTTTGAATCCATTATTCTAAATGCAGGATATACTTCAAGAGTGCCATTCTTTAATGTTTTGACTTTTACGTCACAAAAATCCACATTAAAATGCTCCTTTCAAGTATTTTTAAGTTTTGTCCCGTTGTCCCGTTGTCACAGTAGGTTTTCATTTCTCTATAGAAAAATCAATTTTCTATTAATAAATGAAAAGAAAAAACGTGACTCCGTGACAAAAAACCCAAAAACCCAATAAAATCAAGGGTTTCCGGGCTTTTTTAGCCCTTTTAAAAACGGGACAAAAACGGGACAAAAACGGGACAAGTCACGTTTTTCAGTAATTTTCCCTAAACCATTCCTGCATTTGGTACCACATTTCAAGATTTTTTTGATCAACTCCGGGACATTTTAACGGAAAAATACTACCTTTTCCGTCTCCCCGATACTGTCTGGACATCCAAATATCAACAATTTGCTCCTCATCTTCGATAGTCCAATCCAATCCTAATGCATCATCTGTGAAATTTGTCATTCCAAGATTGTCTATCATAATGAAAAACCACTTGCTGGCATGAAGAGAACCATCATACATAATATCATCATCAATTCTCATCGCAAACGCCGTCAATACTTCCAAAACACTCATCGGTTCCTCAAATATCTTAGGTAACACAGGGTCTGTGAAGTTGTTTGAGAACGTCGCTCTAAGCTCAAATGCATCACTCAAACGATTCTCATCATGTCCAACAACTGGGTCAGTTAACTTAAAATCTGTTGAATATAAATACGACAACATAGAGAGATACCTGCATTCAGCAGTCTCCTTAAATCCGAGTATTCCAAGTAGCCACCTGAAATATCCATCACTTAAGAAGAGCCCATAATAGTTGTCTTCCATAAGACTTTACTCCTCATCATCCTCACGCATAGCAGAAGAGTAAGAACGAGTTGACCTGACAATTTCATAATCAATGTGAAGCTTATTGTTCCTTACAAAATCCCTCTTTAAAGACCTGTCTTCAATAAAGCTCTTCATGTTGTCTTTACCGATCGCTAACTCAATTTCAGTAGAAGACATCATTGTGAATTCATTAAGACGTACCCTCTCAGCAAACACATTGTCTGTGAATAATATCAATGATACCTTATCCCACATTCCTTCCTCGACCTCTCTGGCGAGACCATTACTGTACTCGTCCTCAGAAATCTTATAAGGCTTCTTCTTAGGATCTAAGTATGAAATATCAATCCCTTCAGGTTCAACTGTCTTATCATACTCTTCCTGAGTCAAAGAATCTTCGTCAGGTTCTGGTTCATCCCAGATGTTATGCTTTTCTTCCTTACTCTCACCTACTTCAAATGGTAGGTCGCTGTCATCATCAGGTGCCTCCGACGGCTCCTCAACATCGTCCCTACTATCTTTAGATTCCTCAGAATATCCATTATCCTTTGCAATGTCCTTAGCAATATCAACTGCATCAAAATGAGGAATTGCATTAATTATGTTTGTCTTTCTTTTTTCATTCTCCATGATTTTTTCTTTCTGACTTGCTCTAATCTCGTCGAGTGTACTCTGGATTCCATCAGAAATCGCCTTATCAATCTTCTTCTGCTCAATAAAATGGCATGCCAAATATCCACCTGTTGCACCTACAACAAGACCTCCGATGCCAGCAATAATAGCAATTTTATTCATAAATATCACCCCTTTGCAAACTTAGCACATGTCTCAGGTGTCAGCAATCTGCAGTTAAAATTCAGCATAATATCATTAATTTCGCCAGCTCTAAACAGTCTATGCTGCGTATCATTGCATTCTAATATGCCAAACAAAACATGCTGGTCATTAGGCATGCCTTCTTCTGTGAAACAATCAAGAACCCAGCCGTACGTACGACCCTGTGCACGCTCAGCAAGCAATGTCCTCATATCCAAACCAAGATACTGGTAAATATCATCAAGGAATACAATGCCATCATCTTCAAGTCTGTTGTTAAATATTGACTGAGTTTGTGTAAGGAGTCTCATATTATAGAAAGGATTACGAGAATAGTTTCCACCCTTTACTGTATCTTCAGTGAAGTAATAATGGAAAATATCATCAACTCTTTCGACGCTATTGCACGTTACATTTGGATCTTTACTTACCGGAACTTCCTTTTCCTTGTACTTACCTTTAGCTATCAATTCCTGCTTCTTTTTAAGAGCACCATTTGTTGCATAATACTGATCCTTCTCAAGACCCTGATCCTCAATGACATTATCACGATATCTCTCAAATGCTTTTGTTACACCAACAAATGCTGTCTCTGCCATCATGAGACGCTTATTGACAATCTTAAATGATCCGAGAGCTGCCGTTCCACTGAGAAGTGTTAAACCAACACAAGGAGCCCATGTCTTTGCAATATCAAGACCATAGCGTCCATACTCTTTTACTATACTTTTCTTATATTCAGGAGTTTCTTCGCCATTATCATTTTCCTTGACACTATGAAGAATATCAAGTATCTTTTTGTGCTCCTCATTAATTGCATCCATCTTAGTCATTGCAATACAACCTGTTACAGTTGCTCCAACTCCAGCAGCAATACTGGTTCCTAATAGAATCTCAGGACTGTGCTGAATTGTGAAATCTTTTACTGCAAAAGCTGCAGTTTTAATTGTTGTTAACAGTGCCATTTTTCTCTTTATCCTTTCTCTCTATGTAATTCTTTGCTGTGCTAACGGACCAATCTATCATACTATTAAATTCAAATATCAAGTCTGGTTCATTAAACATAATGATGTAGATAGTGTTATCTTTAACAAGTCTGGCTTCTTTAATAACACCATCTGTAAAATGCATCGTATTGAATACTTTTAATAATTGGTTTTCATCCATATTAATGCTCCAATACTATAGGATTAGGCAGTTCAAGCAAATATCCACCACGAACCTGCCTTACGCAAGCATTCGTCAAATCTGACCAGCCGAACTTTGCATCCTGTGCTGTCATAGGAATCTGAATGCCTGTCTGCTCTCGTACCAACTCATACAGCTTAACTATCTGAATATCATCATAAGTATTAATATAATCACGCATATTAAAAAGAATGTTTTCAGCATCCCCCCTGATTTCAAAAACCAGGTTATTATACTTGACGCTATCTTCAGGTCGATATATATCAACCCTATCACGATTGCGGCTATTAGAACTAATACTGCTAGAATAAGAAGTGTAATCACGTACTAATCCTCCTCCATTTCTTAAAATTCCTTTACCGCCTGCTCTTGTGTCGCCCCAAAGAAACATTGATAGTGCGTCCCTACCAGCCGAAAATATCATCTCCTTAAGTGCAGGAACTATAACATCCAGGAGAATTGTCTGACCAACTGTCTTAACATCTCCATTATTTAAGAATGTTTCTGTAAATCTCTGCCCTGGGGTTTTTCGCTTTAAGGTTACACCGCCTTGGATGGTACCTCCGAGCTTCGGCTTTTCTTCCTCAACAGGCTTCTGCGCAAGAGAGGATTTGGCTGCGTAAGAGTTGTTGTATTGAACCAGCCCTCTATCGGAACTAGGCATCGGTACTTCAGCCATCTACTTTTCCCTCCATAATCTGATTGTAAATATCATCGACCTTGTTTTCGACCTTAATCTCATGTTCAGCCATGACTTTTGACAATTCGCCATTAGTTTCAAGAGCTGTTACACATGCTCCAACAAGTTCTTCGTACTTCTTTTCTTCATTAGGATGCAAGACACCATGCACTACCTTATACACTCCATAGTTGCATGCTACACTTACACCTGCCGTACCTACGCCGGTTAAGATTTTTTCGTAGATTGTCTGAGGATCAACTGCTTTGTTAATCGCTTTACCTACAACAAAATCAATACCAGCTGAGAATACGGTTGTTAAACCAATTTCGATACCATTAAGTGTTTTTTCTGTCATTACCCATGCTCCTTTCAACTTGTGCCAGGCTAAAAAATATAGGATGCGATTTGCATCCCATATTTTGACTTATGCTTCCGTATTAAACGGTGCTTCTTCAGCTACTTCTTCAGTAGTTTCCTCTGTTACTTCATCAGAGCTCTTGCTTCTGAAATAGTCAACACCCTTCTTGACACCCCAAGCCGCAGCAGCACCAAGCGGACCTCCGACCGCAAGGCCGAGTCCAAAAGTCTTTGGATTGTTCTCAACAGCGTTGATACCCTTTCCAACATACTTAAATGGACCCCACCAATTAAGTCTCTTTTCCTGCTTTTCTGCTTTCTTTGCAGCTCTATCGATCTCAATAGCCTTGACCTTTTCGTCAGCCTTCTTGACCTCTTCGATCGCAACGTTTGCCTCAACTTCCTGCTTTTTTGTGTTAGCCATAATGCTACACCTCCTTAATATTTTAAGCTTTTCAGCCATTATACGTTAATATTTTTTTGCGAATATCAGTTAATTTTCGCATGCGGACATTTACTAAACATTACATAAACCATTACAATTCCTTCATCATTAGGACCTCTTTCGAGACATTCCTGTGTAGAATACTCAATTTTGCCATCATGATAATACTGCCAGCCAATATCCCAACCAATTTCAGCTATAGGAATATTAACATTAGGTATCATTTCATGGAACATATTCATTGAACAGTAATCCTGGTCTAACATTAGGTTATTTGCTTCTAAAAGACCCTTTTCGAAGTCAATAAGACGACAATCATACTCAATTCCAGTGTCTACTTCCTTAAAATGGAGAATATCACCGAGATGATCCCTAATATATTTAGGCTTTTCACCCTCTTCAAGAGCTGGTCTACGATCAATTATCTTCTGAATTTTCTTCTGCTCTTCGGGATCTTGAGGCAAATACTTGATAGTTTCCTGTCTATAATCATCAAATACAGCTCTTGTTGTGTCTAACTGCTCTTTTGCAATTATCAACGCTGCTGAAAGAGCTGCTGCACGCTTAGCTGAGATGACATTTGATGCTACGATTGATGTACAAGTGCCTAAACCGACAACTCCAGCCCAGATATACTCAGGCCATACAAGTTTAATAATGTCTTTTGTTGTCAGATTCTCATCTTCATGTTCTCTAAGAATATCAACAGCATTCTTAGTAGCAATTGATGAGCATACGGCTGTACCTGCAACTCCTACAACACCTAGGATGCCAAATATCAAGTTGGCATGCTTATTGAAGAATGACTTTCCGGCTGCTATTATTCCATTATTCAACATCCTTTACCTCCTTAGGATCTGTAGGAAAGAGGTCCATGACATCTTCCAAATATCCAGCTACCTCAGGATACATTTTATTGTAGGTAAGGAATGCAATACCTGATGCTCCTGCACAAGTTATGGTTGAAAGCAACTTAACCTGTCCTCTTGTAAGTCCATCAGGAAATACATGATTAACAAGCACTGTTGCCCCCCATCCTGCCATCCAGCCAAGCAATACGGATGTACCACATGACATTACCATTGAGCCTACGCCAACAATTACTTCTTTTGTTTCTCTTTTCATGTTGTCGCTCCTTTCAAAAAATAAAATAAGAACTGTTACGTTCTCTATTATACCCTATGTTTTGTTTGCGAAATTATTCTTCACCTTTAGTCGCTCCTGGATCTTCACCTTTAGTCGCTCCTGGATCTTCACCATCATCATATAAAATTATAAACGCCTGATCGCTGCATCCTGGACAAGCATATCCCTTCGTTTCTATAACATTTATAACTTTGCAGTGCCACTGTTTCTGTATTATATCAAGACGCTGTTCTAATACATGAGCTACTGGTTCATAACTTAATATCTGTTCCGCTACAATAGTTTTTATCATATTTACCCCCAATAAATGATCTTATGATACTCATTATTGTAAACATCATTAAAATTTTCCCAATAATCAGACATCTTGTACTCCGGTTGAGTGGCGTAGTTAATATGTGCATCTTTAAAATCATAGTTATTAATATCAGCCTGATAGAGATCAATAAATTCCCTAAACTCTTCAGCAGTAAAAACTATTTCTGGATAACAACAAGTAAATGCTATCTCCGGATCGTTATCATACTCTTTTAACTTATCATGATCCACCAACCATTTAATTGACTTAAGATTATCCAATTTAACATAGCCGTAAAACTTACCAAATTCCCAATTGTCTTCTCTGCAACAAATTGTAGGTCTATATCCCATAAAATATCACCTCAATATCTTTTTTCTTCATCCTTTTCGCCACCCTCTCTGTGCTTATTAAATATTTCTACTGCATACTTAAACGGTCTTGATTTAGGATCGCTAGGTGACCATTTACTAGTGTAATCTTTATCACTAAACTGAGTTTCGAGGCGCTCTTCATAATGTTTATCACGAAGCATAATAACAATCGCACCATTGTCAGAAAACTTTTCAGTAGAAAAATACTCAACAGTGTCCATAAGATGATCAAATACCTCTTCCCAATTATCAAGCATTTCTTGCCGTTCACCATTACCGATTAAAACATTCTGATCATAAGCATTTGTTACATATACTTCAAATTTCTGAAAATATTGAGCTGTATTTAAAATATCCCATAAAGTCATTCTGTATCACCTCGCATATTTTCATCGTACCATTCAAGCATAGTCGGTAATTTATACATCGGCGTATCTGCACTGATACTTTTAATGTAATTTGTATATTCACGCTCAAGTTTATAGTATCTCTTAAATAGTATTATCAATTCTCTGTCAGTCATTGTCCGTACCGCCTTTCATCTTTGCACCGCATTTCTCACAAAAATTCGGAAAGTCAGTAAAGGTAATAATGATAGTGTCTGCATTATTGCTACCCTTTTCATAGGAACAAAAAGGACAACAAATTCTATGAACTCCATTATTGTCTTCTGAAGTAATTATCCACTCGCCTTGCTTTGGCTCAACTGCCGGGGCAGTATCGATAATATCTAATACTTCTTCCGTAGGAATAGTTTTTCTGCCCTTGCTATACGGGTGATAGTATTTCTCTCTGACAAAAAACTGTTCTATCGCCTCTTTCATATACTTACGGCTGATTAAATCGTTGTTCATTCCGCACCTCACTCAATCGTCAAAATATCATCAGGCTTAATCTTAGGTGTTGGAAGAATCGTCCAATACTTTACTCCATGAACCTTAAACAATTTAGGATAAGCACTGGTTTCCTGAACCATATAAAATCCTGCATCCTTGATTGTAAAGTTATGTTCCTTATCGTACTTATCAACCAATTCTAACTTAGCGCCTTCTTCATACCAACGAGCAATCTGCAAATGCCAATCCGACTCCCTTGCACAGTCCATACAGACTATGCAAGTGTCGTTCTCATTAGGCTTAGGTGCGAGAATATCATCTACAGCATTCCACTGAAATGTATATGACTCCATTACCTCGCCTCCCTAGTTCTGATTGTATAAGAGTCTGCCTTGCCAAACGGATGCTCAAACTTCTTATGAATATCAATGGTCATTCCATCGACAGTGATGAAAATGTTATCCGTCTTAGAATCCTTCATCTTCTCAAGGACAATATTAAGCAGAGCGAAAGTGTCAAAGTTCTTAGGATTCGATGCTATTCTTCTACTCTCTGCAACTGACTTAAGACCCTCATTTTCATCTTTAAGATTGGCATTCTCATCTCTAAGACGAGAATTATAGGCCTCAAGATCAAGCTTCTGTTTAAGAAGTTCATCATATCTATCAGCCTGCTCCTGAGCTGTCTTAAGAAGTTCATCATATTTAGCACTAAGTTTATCGCACTCTTCTTTAGATTCCTTATAGACATCATATGACTTTTTTGAAATTATCATCTTATCTACATTTGGCTTCTCTTCAGAATTATCAACGATATACTTCTTGCCAGCCTTTTCAATAGCTTCCTTAACCTTTCTAAGCTTAACAACGCCAAAGGTACGGATCTTAAGAAGCTCTTTATCTGTCTTCTCTACAAACTGTCCAACAGTCTGAATTCTGGCTCTATAAAGCGGATTCGTTAATCTTGCATCGTCAATAATATCAACGAGAAGTGTGCTAAACCAATCTTCTGAATAATTCTTTCCAAGCATAATAAGTGATGTCTTTTCTTCCATAGTTTTCCCCTTCGCTTCTTCAATATCTTTATTACCCCAAGCCCAATATATGCCGTTCATCTGGAATGGGTTATCTGATCTATCATAGCCAAATACTATTGCTGCTTTTTCTCTAGTTTCTTTATCTGGAAAATATCTCTGTGTCTTATCATCTCTAATAATATCAAGATATGTCCAGTACATTGCAAGATACCTGCACGCATCATATGTAGCCTGTCCATGAGGAAGCCGTGTATTATAGTCGCATCTAGCTTCATGAATAGCCTGCTCTGTCATAGATTTGAATTTCCTAAGACAATCATATGACACATTAATGTTTTTCTTGTATTCTACAGCTCCATGCCATACAACACTGTCTTTTACAAGCTTGCTCCAAATATCATACGAGATCTGCATGCAATGCCACTTGTACAAACCACGCTGTAATGTAGTTTTTGGCACATTGTGGAAAGTATCAAACAGACCGCATCTTGCAGGAACAAACTCTTTGACATTAGTCCAACCATGTTCTTCAATGAACTTCTTTCTTACTTCCAAATACTTTACATAAACGTCGTGCTCGGCTACCAAATTGTTAGTTGCAAATCTACTTACTGCCATAATTTGACTCCTTTTTAAATATCAATTATTTAACTACTTCAAACGGATCTTCTTCAAGAATTACTTTTACCTGGTCTTCTGAAACCTGAAGAGCATCAGCAATCTCTTTTGCTGTCTTACCATCCATTTCCATCTTTCCAAGAATCCTTCCCTTCTGAAGAGATGTGTGAATGAAATAAGACATAAGCATTGTCTGCTCCTCATTGAGTGTTCCCATGATTGTTTGGACACTCCATGCTTTCTTCAGCTGCTCTTCAGCTTTCTTTGTTTCGTTCTTAATATCATCCATTTTTATTTCTCCTTTATCATATCATAAATATACTCAAAAGCATATGAAAGATTAAGAATCGTTTCAGAAACTTTTAAATCTTCTTCATAAGTATTACAATTATTTGCTATTGTGTCCAATTCAACCTTAATAGTATCAAGAATATCGCCAAGTCTTTCAGCTGCTTTCTTATTTACATCATCCATTTTTCTTTTCCTCCATATCATATTCCCAAGGATTTCCTATCTTACACTCAGTAATTACAGATGCTGATTCATCTCGACCTGGATACACAACAGGCTTTGAAAATGGACAATCAAAACATGATTCAAACTGATCACAAAATCCTTGTACTAATTTGACTGCTTCTTTTGCACTATTAAAATTTATTTTAATATCAGCCATTATTCTTTTCCTCCATCAAATCCTTATTTTCAACACGCCAAGCACATCTATAACACAGCTGTTTGCAAATACCATTCTGTAATGCTTCTCCACACATCATATATTTAATTTTGTCAGATGTGTCTTCGCTTTTTGGCTCAACGTCTCTTTCCATAGATAAAGAAGCAATCCAACTTACCATCACTATAGTTGCACAAATTATTGCACAAATTATCACCGATTCACTCACTTCTTTCCCTCCTTATCAGCGGACTCGAACCAAGTCTTAAATGCCTTTCTACAATCAGGGCACATATCAACATATTCACCACCGCCCATTTTTATAAATATATCATGGGTCTTCTTGTCTTCAATAAATTCTTTAGAATAATTTTTCTCTTCTCCTGGGAAGTATGGTTCGTCATGCTTAAATACACACTGAATGTCATTCTTCTCGAACTTCTTCTCATAAAGCTTACCACATCTGTCACACTTCTTTGCTTCCATTTTGTTTGTCTCCTTTTTAATATCATTTAAATTAATTTTGTAGGTGTAGTCATAATAAGGGTTAAATGTTCCCCTCATTTGCATCATATCGATTTCATTCCTAATATAATCAGTAAAATTATCCGTACCGATATAAAAACTAGGCGGTCTAATACAATTACTGTCTATTGTAAAATACGGCATAAATATCACCTCTCCATTTTAGCACCGCAATCTGGACAATATGTAAATCCATAAGAGAAGCGAATATGGTATATTACTTTACAATTACTGCACTGAAGATCTCTTAAATGCCAATCTCTTCCACCATCATCAGTAGTTGCATCGGAAATATCAATCCATTTCGCTTTTAGCCTTGTCTTACTTACTTTTACCTTTTTGACTTTTACTTTGTCACACCATGGCTTTTGTTTCATAAATATCAGTCCTCCCTAACTTCATGCGCTTCAATTAATATTGAAAATTCTTCTTTTACTCCTTTGGAAATATCATCATCTACGAATGCTGTGATGTAAGCAATTCCTTCATCTTCGTTATCGAAAAGATCGTCTTCAGACAAGTATTTGCCTTCTTTTACATCTGCACATACAACTTTTTTGTTTTTGCTATCTTTTAAGAAAGCATGAATATCATCAATAACATACTTATTAGCATATTCAACTGCTAAATCTTTGTCATTACATACATGAGCTATACGAGTATATGCTTCGTTTAATTCGACATTTTTATAAATTGCAATTACTAAATACACTTTTTTCATTTTGGCATATTCTCCATAATTTCATCAATAACATCTGTAAGTTTTTCGAACATTTCATCTGGCGAAATATCATCCTTATAATCAGTTCCTTTATATAAATCTAGCATATACATCTGAGGATCATCGCCATAATGTTTAACAACTATTCTTATACCTTCACCTTTGTTCGGCGGAGTATCCATTAAGAATAATCTGTTTCTGAATTCCCATTCGTCTGTGTCTTCATTGTAAATATCATACTTATCCGAAAACCAAGTAAATAAGTCTTTCATTCTAGCCATTATTATCACCTCTCATACATGAAAATCGCAAGTTAGCATGTTGTGAATCATGTCATCTGAACAATTCAGCAATACAACTTCATTACACTTGCTACATTTAAAAAGTAAGCAAGTCGAATTATATAACGGGTTTCTTGCGTACTTCCAATCCGTATAAAAGTGTTCACACTTTGGTTTGTCGTTGTAGTCAGTTCCGCAAGCATCACAGACGAGCGTTGATGGATCTATTAACTTTCCACAGTTCTTGCAGTATTTCATTACGCACCGCCTTTCTGCATATCAGCTCCGCAATGAGGACAATATCTTATTTCGTTAATATCCTCGTTTGTAATGTGCATACACCTTGAGCAGTAATAATCATAACCATTTCCGTTGCGTTCTCCTGTTATCCACTCGCCCTTATAACCTTCTTTGAAATCGGGTAAAGATACTGTCGGGGAATTGTCGATAAGATTCAACATTAGCTTTACCAAATCAGTTTTTTCAAGCGAGTTGAGTTTCCTTATGTATGAGGTAGCACTTGCAAAGTCCAACTCCTTTTTGAGCTTGTCGCCTAAATCACTTCTACTGATTAAATCGTTATTCATTCCACACCGCCTTTACGCATATCTGCACCGCAGTTAGGGCAGTAATTCCGTTTATCATGAATACTTTTCAAACTAAACCCACAATCTTTACAACCCCAAACTAAACGAGATGTTTCTTCATCATCAAATATTTCTTCTCGTTGAATCCACTCGCCTTGCGGTCTTTCATTTTCTCCCTCAGAAAAGCCATCAGACCAGCCATTATTATAAGCTTCTTCTAACTCAATTGCCTTTCTTACAGCATTTTCTACTGAGAGTATTCCATCTTCGTAGCCTAATTCCGGAGCATTATCAATAATATTAAGAAATCTTATTGTGGGTATTGTTATGCCATTTTTGCTATTTATTAGATTACATAAATTTACCATTTCTATTTTCAAAGCATCCGCATCAATTGGTCTCATTTATTCCTCCTTGCTTTGAATATCAATCTTATTATCCATAATGTCTATAGCATCTTTTGCGACTTTAACTGCTTCATCATACTTTTCAAAAAGACTATTCAAATTCTTTGTTTCATCTGTTAAACAAGTAGCTTGTATTAAAAATAATAATCCACCAATAGCTTCTAATGTCTCTTTTGCTTCCTTTCCTGACATATTAATTCTCCTTTTTAATATCCCAATCTTTAATAGTTGTTTTAAACTTCTTAGCAGCCTGCCAATATCCGGGATGACCTATCAGCTTATTACTAGCATCCTTGTCATCCCTAGCATGAAGATAGATTGCTACACCTGCTTTTTCGCATTCAGCTCTGTAAGGGTAAAGTTTAGTTGGCATTTGACACCTCCGAATCTGGTCCTTTGCTTGTGTCTACAAGTTTTGTATAATCTGTCCGCGTCCTCATTTCTAATACTATCAATCTATTATTAATTTCATTAATCTGACGCTGAATATCTTCAGTATATACAACCTCTTCGGCATATGTAGGAGTTTTACCCCAATCATGAAAATTAATACCTGATCTTTGCATCCATTCCCAAAGAATGTTAATTCTGTTATCCTTAGGCTTATTATTAATATCAGCCATGTAATACTTATTATCATTCTCGAGTTTTGTTATAGAATCTTTGCATGACTTTATATGATTTGTATTATTACTCTCTTTAAGAGCTAATTCACGCTGAAATCCTGCAATCCGTTTAATATCTCTTTCAAGCTTCTTAATCTTCTTTTTTAACTTCTTCTTTTTCATACAGTATCTCCCTCCCATCTCTGTCTTTCAAACATTTCAAAATTATTTGAACTATCGCAACCAATACAAGGAGTAACATCTGATGATAATGGACTATATCTGCAATCAGAACAAGGATCGTTAGAAATATCATCTTTTTTAGAATAACTAAGGATAGCATCCATTTTAGCTATTTCAGAATCCCTCTTATCAATCTCAATTTCCAGCTTTTTTCTCATCAGATTCATATCATTAAGAAGACGCTCCCGTTCATCTAATGACTTGGCATACTTAGCATTAATATCAACTAATTTATCTAAATCATATTCATGAGATTCTATAAGAAGATCATAATGTTTTTCTAAATCATTAAAATCTAATCTAAGTCTATGAATTATTAATGCAAATAGAATTATAATTCCTACTAATACGATTAACAATGCAACAATTAATGCTCTTTCCATAAATATCATCCTTTCTTCTGCTTCTTCTCATATCTACCAACATACTTCTTGAAAATATCATAATAATCATAATTGTTTCCAAGAGCCTTCTTGGCAATAGCCATAGCAAGACCTTTTTCAGGATCAAACTCCTCGTTTTCAGCCTTTACTACTGTCTTAGTACCATCCTCCCAAAGAATAATAGTTGCCGGATTATTAAAGATAACATCCTTAATATCAAACTTATCGCGTTCCTTCTGATACTCGTTCCTCCAAGTAGTGAAACCTCCATAATAATTATTCATAAACATTCTTGTTTTACCATTGCCCCTTCCGCAAATTATATAATGCGAGTCCTTAGTTTCGCCGATACTCTCAATGGCTTCTTTTACTACGTAAGCGAAATTAGGATATGATCCATCTAGATTCACCTTAATTGTACAATCTGTTGTCAGCGGTCCACGAATCATAGAATTAGTGTTAAGTTCTGTAGTAATACTTTCGACTTTTATTTTCATAAATATCACCTCTCATATTCTTCAATTAATTTGCGTACGTGTTCGGTTATTCCAGGATACTTATTTTCAATACCTTTAGGGCAAAGAGTGAACCATCCATCAGAGTTTATTTCATCGGCAGCAAGAATTTGAATATCATCTGAATCTTTATGAACCCATATACTAACTTCATGTGAAAAACGAAGAATTCCATTAGATTCGCTGTAATTTAAGCCGATATAATAATTACCATTACGCTGTTTTTCAATAATAGGTTCTTTTGACATAAATATCATCACTCCTTATGCATATTTTCCAAATTTTTCTTTAGATTCTTCGCAAGATTTTAACCATTTTTTGGTTTGCTTCTCTATGTATGTATGAGCCTCTGGCTTAGTCATTCTATATTTAGACATTCTGCTCAATGCCATACCCTTTCTAAAACCAGTTGAGAACAAGCGCTTAAACCCACCGTTGTCATAATACTCAACATTATCCGTTCTAGATGACGGTATTTTCAAATATAATACTTCATAAGTCATATCAGAATATGCTATCCATATTTTTCTCGTACCACCACCTGCTGGATCATCTGCTAAGATCCTAACAACGTAAGGATCTCCGATTAAAGAATAGATGCTATCTTCGTTTTCCATTGAAAATTCAACAGGTTTTTCCTGATTCTTACAATACTCTTCCCAACCAAATTCTGCCATAAATATCAGCACTCCTTAATATTCTATAGGATGCATCATCGCATCGTTAAATTTAATTTTATAAAATTTATCCTTAGTTCTTATAATATCAAATGGATTTTGACTAATAAACCATCCATATTTATATGAAATATTAGATGGTTCAAATATCATTTCATCATAATCATTAAATTTTAATACACCATTTACTAAATCAATCAATTGGCCAATACTTATAGTATCGTATCCAAATTTCAAACAATGTTCATCAAATGCATTTTTTATATCGCATGCAATCTTTTCATCAAAACAAATATCTACAAGATCACAGCGCTTATGATACCACATGTCGTTTCTCATTTCATTATACTTTACATATTCTGCCATACCTTTGTCTCCTTTCTGACTTTTAATGACTTAAAATATAAAGTAGTTTGCTTATTGAAACTACCAAAGTCACCATTGTAACGCCTATGGTTACGCCGCTATGCTTATTGACAGCAGTAAGTCACATCTCTTAAGGCAGGAATGATGCCGGGAGTTGTTATGCGCTGGGCCACTCCCCATCCGGAGTTGAACCGGATTTCAGGACCACCCTAACCCGTGGCAGCCCAAATTGGAATCGAACCAACGTATCACAGAGTCAAAGTCTGTTGCCTTACCGCTTGGCTATTGGGCTATAAAATATAAGCAAAAAGATATAGGGGATTAATCCCCTGTATCCTCTAGTTCTTTCATTAGATCATCTTTCATGTTCTCATAAGTTTCCTCCAATTCTTCAAACGAGTCAAGCTCATACATCTTTTCAGCAATGTAAGCTTGAGTCTCCGGTTTAAGTATAAGCAAGACACTTGATGCCAACTTGATTGCTTTATCGAAATCATGTTCGATAAGAGCATCAAAGTAGTCACCAATACCTGCTACGTACTGTTCCTTCTCTGCCTTCATTTCCTCAATAAACTGCTCTTTTGTCATTGTCATACTTAGAATCCTCCTTATTTGATTCCAAAAATTGCCTAATCGTACCTACTATACTATAGAATTTATTTGCGAAAGACTAATAGGCCAAGAATATCTTGACCTATTGTCCGGTTTATAAGGAGGTTAAGAATTTGCTTTCGATTTCTTTTTTGTCACTTTTTTATGCCTTTTATTGTTCTTCTGTTCATTTTTGATCTCCTTGTACTCATTAATGTCATGAATTACCATGCATCCAACTAATGGTATTACCAAAAGTGGAAATGGCATTCTTCCAATAAGATATAAAACGATCAAATTAACACAAATCAATCTTACAATTCGTGACAATTACATCACCTCTCTTTCTTATAATTAACCTCTTATCAACCATTATAAGAAGAGATTTATTTGCGAAAAATCAATAGGATACAATTTGTACCCTATTGACTGGTTCAGTCGCCCTTTACACCTTTAATGATGTAGGCGATACCCATGATTACCATTGAAATTCCTAAAAGTACCATGAACATCTTGCACATCACCTCCCATAATGTATTCAACTGATTCCATTATAGGAACAAAAAAATATGCGAAACAAAAAAGGAAGGCTATGTTTCCATAGCCCCTTCTTGTTTAAATGCCAGGCAGACGCTTGATTGCATCGGTTACAATCTTGTCTCCTGTTCCTCTGTTAGTGATTACCTCACAAGCAACCACAGATCCAGCCAGAGTTGCTACCTTCAAACTTGTAGATATCAACTCAGAAGCCCATTTTGGCAATTCAGTGTTCTTTTTATACACTTCCTTGACTGCAACGAGCTTTGAAATCTCATCTTCAGTCTGACGTCTCAACTCAACGTCCTTGATCTCCGGCAAACTCATGGATAAAGCACTAATGTACTTATCAATTGCCAGGATTGCTTCCTTTTTTGCTCTCTTAGCCTCTAACTTAGCCTTAAACAATTCCATCATAGTTACATGCCTCCTTTTTGATCGGGTTTAATATAGTTTCTCCGACCATTATATGATTAAATTTAGTTGCGAATATCAAAAACAGACTTCTGATTCCATGATTGCAAAACATTCTGGACATGTTTTTGGTAATTTAATATCATTTGGTTTTCTACCATATACATTGTATTTGCATCTTGAACACGTTCCAACAAAACAATTACCATTAGATTGAATGTTTATCCATTTTGGATTATCAGTAACTTTATTATCTTTAGTATGCTTTGCAAGTTCATTAACAAAATTATTTAATATATTTAAACTTTCTGTATTTGTAAGTTCCATAAATATCACTCCGTTTCATTATCTCTACTTCTCCCTGCTGCTATTGCGATAGCAAATAAAAATACTCCAATAATTAATCCAAGTCCTGTTCCCGCAAAAAATGCTACTAATACATCCATAAATATCGACCCCTTTCGTGGACAAAAACTAATAGGCTAACAATATTCCTTTCTTTTCTGTTGCCTATTAGCCGGCAGATCCTTAATGGATCTTAATGCCTTAAACAAATGGCTTATAATTCCTTAAATTTAAACACCTTCTCTATTTCTAATCTGCCATTATAAGATGGAAAATATCTGCGAAAGAAATATAGGGGAAAATCCCCTAATATTTCACTTGTAAGGATAACACATCTTTACAGGATTTCCCTGGAAAAACGTGATCTCTTCCTTGCCCTTACGAGCCTCTTCAAGACGCTCCAGCTGCTCCTGATTACCAGTCGTAGCTACAACGTTTTCAAACATCTCGTTGTGGACTCTTACTCTGATCTCATTGTTTTTCATACTAAAAACCTCCCAATAATTTTTGTTTATTCCTACATTATAAGGAGATATTTTTTTGCGAAAAGAATATAGGACAAGAAGTCCTATATTAGATGTAAACCGCTACTCTATTATCATATTAAATTGCTTAAATCCAAAAGACTCCATTCTAATTTTATAGAAGTTATATGCTCCAACATCACCATACATGGTGCAATGGAAATCATTGCACTCTATATCATTAGCTATTTCAAAAATAGTCCATGAATTATTACAATTCTTTTGAAAAATGTAAGTTGCTAATGGTTTAGCTAATATTATTCTTTTCTTGTCCATAAATTCTTCAAATGTCAACATAATATTTACCTCCTTTTTATGTTATACACCTATTATACCAAATAATTAATTTGCGAAAAAGAGATAGGCTGAGAATATCAACCTATCATGCACTTATTATTACTTTTTCTCCTTTTTGTCTAAGTGTTTAATATACAACCATGACCCTATCATAGCCGCTGCTGTTAACCAGGAAATCCCTTGAACTATCCACACCCCAAACATCAGTTTTGGTTCAACTGATGGAAAAGTTGCAGACCGCCAGTCATAATTCCCAATCCATGCTAGCAATACTCCAGTCATACTATTAAATACAAACACACAAGCACTAAATATAAGTATAAGTCCTGCTATGCCTTTTCTTTCTTCTATCTCTTTATTTGTCATAAATATCACCTCCTTATGACTTCTATTATTAGCAAAAAAATATATGCGAAGAAAAAGTTGCTAAAAGGTAATAGCAGAGTATTACTCTGCTATTGTATACATTGTTGATTCAAACCAGGCATTGTACCAACCATTCCAAGTATCGTCTTCTTTGATTTTAACTGTTGTTACTATCTCACCATGCTTCTGGAGAAACTGCCTATTAGCTTCAGCAATACGTAATGCTTCAAACCTACCTTTTACTGTAAAGGTATGCTTGACAAATACGATATTGTTTTCGCCAACTTCAATTCCAACCTTAGCTGTAGATAATACACCATTATCTTTGACGTTCTTTTTGTTGCATCCTGTTATCATCAACATTGTCATAACCATAATAACTGCCATTACCACAATAATCTTTTTCATTTTCTTGTCCTCCTTATTGACTTGAAAGTTTGTTTTCTTATCATTATAAGGATGGAAAATTTTGCGAACCTACCTACTATCCGTCCCTACGACCCTGCTATGCCTAGACAAGATCATAGGGAACAGATAGCTGAAAGGTAAGCGACATCCTGTTGAGTGTAATTTTATGGCTATCGGTTGAGGAGGTTCCTTCAATATGATGAGTACAGGATGTCAGACAATTGTTTTAATTAAGGCCCAGCATGGTACGCATTTATGATTCTTATGTACCTCAAAGAGCGTGCAACCGATATCATAAAGAGGCGTGCTGGACTCAAATATCACCAAAGCTTTGTATCGCCTGGTCTTCTAGATGTTGGAAAATAGTCCACCAATAGATCCTCAGATCCGTAGTGTATTGCTTCGTGGGTTCTGTGGGATACGCAGATGACATTATCTGGATCTAGGACTATTGGTGAACCATCTCGAATATCAGCAATGGTTATGGGCTTTATATGGTGAATGATGATTCGTCCCCCTATCTGGAAACCATCAACCCCTAAGTCATTGCCGTTATCTCTGATAATAATGTTGTTACGGAAGGTTTTCCATTCTTTTGAGTGGTAGAATTCTTGGTTCAAATATCTTTCAAAACCGAAAGTCTCTTCGCCAATTCCACCACCAAGTTTAAGATATCTAAACCGTCCTAAGAAATCTGGTATTTGTATTAATTCTGAATAATTCATTGCTCTTCAATCCAAATTTCATCATATTTTAAATCAGTTGCTGTTGAGGAATAATAATCTTGTTCGCCAATAGTATCATACAAATATCCAGCATTTGTTGATTCATTTTTCATAGGAACGAGATCCATATAAAGAACGTCATCCTTATAAATTTTCATTTCAGCAATTGCTAAATATCCTAATCTACTTGAAACATTTTGAGCAAATAATCCAACCTGCCAATGGTTTCTAACAGGTGTTCCACCATATGTAGTACCATTGTATACTATTGTTCCATCAACACTATCCATTTCAATATCAACAAATTTTTTAATAATTGTTTCTTCAGTTGGGATAGTTACATTTCCATTTGGATTATATCTTAGTTGTAATGTTCCATTATTTTCATTATATAAAACAAATGATTGGTTTGACCATTGGCCATCGCCTATTAAAGGAGCTTGAATATTTTTTAAACTAATTGCTATTTTTGCCTCAATTACAAAATTATCATCATCATACAAAGGAAGGGCCACATATTGCTGAGCAGTAGAATAAACATAAGGAACTTTTGTTGCTCCTCCGCCACCACTTCCACCAGTACATTCAAACCAAGCCATTAGTATACCCTCACTTTCACACCGATGTCAGAGCTCTGTGCAGGGAATGTCAGAGTAATTGTGTTGTCAGCAATTGACACAGCTGTAGGATTCACACCAAAGATAGATGTGAAAATTCTAATATTAGTGTTAGCTCCTATAGTTGGGTCATATTGGACAAAGTGCTTAGCATCATTAGCCCAACCTCTATCGGTTGAACCAGAGATTGCTTCTACACAGATATAGTGTCTTGTGACTTCGTCAGTATCGGTGTAAGTTACTCTATCGCCAACATCATAATTACTATTCTGATTATAAGCCTGAACAGTTCCATAAGGCAAAGTAATACTTGTACTTCCTGCCGTTAACGTCCCTACAAGGTCGTAGCCTGCAATCTGAGTCTTAAGAGCATTAAAATATACTTTCCTAGTTATGTTGCTTCCACTAGGTCTAACCGTCATAGGTAAAAGAGAGTTTTCATCTAGTAAATTATTATACAAATCTAACTCACTTAGGGGTTTCATATCTGATTCAGCCATTTTTACTTACCTCTCTATATGCCATTTCCTGAAAATCATTAGAAATCTTTTCAAAATTCTTATCTTCAGCTACTACTGGCGTTTCATCATAGTTTTTAGCGTAGAGAATATCAAGAGTATGGCTGCAAGGTCCGCCATTCTTGCAGCATCCGATACTCCCATTACACGCTCTTTTGCAATTACAAAGATATAAAATCTTCATGGTTTGTATTCAACCCATTTCGTTGCATCAAAAGCTCCAGCGGCAGAGTTAATAATGCATACATAATATTTGTTATCATACTTACATTTGTTGCCAACGACGTAATCTTTTGAAATATCATACGCAGCAACAGTATCATCTTGGTAATCATAGACTTTCCAATTACGGAAATTCCACTTTTCAGGTACTTCTTGAGGAGCAATGCGTACATAGTGCACGCCGTCCTTAACTACCTTATCTCCAACATTGTAAATAATTCCAGGGTGGAAAATATCATCCCTCTCATTATCTGCTTGTACGTACATACGCCACTCAAGTTCAGCCATACGAGCTTTAATAGCGTCTGTTACAAATCCACTCGTCGGTGGATCAAATATCAGTCGTACATACAGATAGATGTAGGTCTTTACGTTTTCAAAATCTGAAACATTGGTCATGAAATCTTCCCAAGTCTCGTCTGTACCTGTGATTCTGAAAGGCGTATTAGGACCTACACCTAACTGACAGAGTTGATTAAATGCGGAATTAATATGAACCATAATATCAGGATCAAAATAATCCTCGCTAACCTGGACTCCTAACAACTTGGAAATTGTTTCCAAAATTGACTCATCCATAGGCATGCTCCTTTAGAAGGTAACAAAATCCAGCTTTACCCACATTTCATTGAAGTCACTAATTCTACCGAAACCATTCTTCTCTTCGTAAATAGTAACCTTTTCACCATTCCTAAGCTGTCCAACAGTAGCTGAGGAAATATCAGCAGCAGATCTGATGTTAAGCCAAGAATCTGTCTTAACAATACCTGTCTTGACCTCAAACTTAGGTTCAGCAGTCTTCTCTTCCTTCTTAACCTTAGCAACCTTTACTTCAGGCTCCTTAGGTGTCTCGATTTCCTTAATGTCATCGAACATTGACTTCTTAGATCTTCCAGCCATTTTTATTCCTCCTTAGCTGTAAAAAGGTGTAGCAAAGCCCAGAATGGACTTAGAATTATAGGAAACATGTCTGTATCCTACCTTATTTGACTTATTACCCTCAATTACGTAAATATAACCCTTCTTTTTGTAGTTAACAGAGGTTACCATTCCCGTATGAGTAGCCTTTCCTTCACCATTGAAATCATAAAATACAAGGTCTCCAACCTTAGGCACATAAGAACCTCTGGCATGGAAACGCTTCTTGGACTTATACCACTTCATCTGAGTAGTACAACCTGCAGACATGGAAAGTTTCTTAACGCCAACCTGCTTAAGACAAGATGCTGTAGCAATAGCACACCAAGCAGTCTTCTTGCAATTAACTTTCATTCCCATGTACTTGTTCCAAGGATCTACAATATACTTCTGAGCTTTACCATTAGACTCGGAATAACCATTCCAAGACTTGAATTTGGTTCTAGCTTTTGCAGCAGTAGCCATAATTAAATCTCCTCATCTGTAAGGTCTTCAATAGAAATCTGATCCTCGTCTTCTGCAACGCCATCCTGAATATCAGCAGTCTCTTCGATCATTTCAAGCTTTTCCTTAGCAAGAGTAACCTGAGATACACCGATAATAGCAGCAATAAATACACCAATAGCATTGCATGTTACTGTAAGAGCCTTAATCAGGGAGGGATCAACACCCCAAACAGGAAGAACTGTCTGGAGAAGAATCCCGAGTGCCGGAAAGAAAGCCAATCCGAGCCACTTTAAAATATCATACACTTTGTCGTTAAGTTTCATACTTAATCCTCCTTATCGAATTTATCTTTTATTTTGTGAACTCCTTTTATGATTCTATTAATTCCCAACTTAATACTGGAACACCTCCTGATATTGACACATTTAATCTATAATTACCGTCAGTATTAGGATATGCAGGTAATTCATTGGAATATGCAGTTAATTTCATTTGTCCATTTTCTTGCTTAACAACATAAGTGCCATCACCACTATCTGAAATATCAGGCAAATTATCTAACTTTGTCTTGTCTGAATTATCAACGTATATTGTTTCGTGTCCAACTGGCATTTCAACCGTTCTTCCGTCAACAAACTGTTCCGTTCCGTTTCCGTCAACTATCATAGGGTTAGTGAAGTCCGAGCAAGTATCACCAAAGTAGTAAAGGTTGTTATCACTATCCAACTTCAAAACACCCCTTAATTCAGGGTTAGAAACAGTTTCGTCAAATGGTGTGTCGATTTCAAAACAAAGGTATTTGCCACTCATAGCGGAAATAAAAGTCGGTGCATCTGTGTATGACCTATCGTCAATAACAATAGTTCCGTCATTTGCATTATTCTGTGACCAAATACATTTATCTTCTATTTGTGCAAGTGTTTGCGGTGCAATGGTTTTATAGTTTGGTGTTATCAGGTTTATGGTGTCTTTTTTGATAACTCCACTACCAAATGAGTAGTAGAAAACCCCGTTGTAATAATTCCACTCCAAACTTCCCAAGTCCACAATGTCAAAAACCCTATGCACCTTTCTACTTCCTGACAAATCGTATTCGTGCTTGGAATAAGGCTCGTATGCCGTTGCCGTAGAGCCAAATTCAGCCATAGGGTTTGTGTAGGTTGTTTCCGTATTTGCTGTGTTTGGTCTGAAAACAACCATAATAAACGCACAATTAGCGGGTGTCGTAAAAGCAAAACTTTGAGTAAATGAGATAAACACACCGCCCGAAGTAAAGAAAGTAAAGCCAATGTCAGCCGAAACATTTTCAAGGTATGAAAAAGAATACTGTGTATTTTCAAATGCGGGTATATCAAGTCCAATTCCATAACCAGCCGAACTTACTGTTACTTTCAACTGATTTTCGGTAATGGAATAGTCTGTAATTATTCCATTATTGAAGTAATTGTTCATTGTTATACCAACATAAGCCTTGTTGCCGTTTATCGTTCTTGGCGTGGTATTGTCAAAGTCAGCGGTTGTTACAATATCTCTACCGCTTAACTTCAACAGATTTTTGCCCGTAGTTATCTTCTTGCTCGTCTTAACGCTCAAAAGTCCGCCCGCATTGTACGGGCAATAATCAGCCGTGAAAAAGCCGTTGTTTTTAAGCCAAGTTATGCCCGCCCCCGCCGTTCCGCTTTCAAGG